AGTGGATGCTATTCGAGAAATGTATGCGTGGTGATACCAGTGATAATGTCTTCTCGGCGTATCCAGGTGTGCGTACTAAAGGTTCTAAAAACAAAGTTGGTTTACTTGAAGCGTTCGAAGACCGTAAAGCCAAAGGATTTGCATGGAACAATCTCATGCTTCAGAGGTGGGTTGACCATAATGGACAAGAACACAGAGTCTTAGAAGATTACCAACGTAATGTTCAGTTGTGCGATTTAACAGCACAACCAGACGATATTAAAGTTAAAATTAAAGAAACAATTAAGGCTAACGCAGTCCCTAAGGATGTTAGCCAAGTTGGTATCCGTATGCTCAAATTCTGCAACGCATGGGATATGAAAAAGATAGCTGATAATATTCAGCAATATGCAGAACCGTTTCAAGCCAAATATCAAGGAGAACTAAATGGCATATCTAACTAAACTAGCAAAAGTAAACGAATCAATCACTATTAATCGTTATGACAACGGATACATGGTTGAAGTAGGCGGGCGTGACGACGACAACGAATGGAAGACCGCTAAGATCCTCTGTAATACAGACAATGATATGTTGGCTGTAGTTCAAGAGTGGACTACCATGTATCTAGATAACTAAGGAGAACAACATGGCCACATGGACCGTTAGTACATATTATAAAAAATCTTGTCAAGAAGTTGAAACATACAATCAAAGAAATGGTGATGGTAAAGTTACCATTACTAACGGTTTCCGTTATGGCGAGTGGACTGTAGAAACTACAGATGATAATCCTCCAGAATTTGAATTCGTAGAAGTGCCCGGTGGTGATGGCAAGAAAGACAGCATCAATATGTTAGACTGTGAAGTTAACAATATTGAAAGTGTTGAACTTGTAGAAATGTTTGACGGTGGTTGCTGGTATGACGTTGAATTCGAGGGCCTTACAGAAGAAGAGGAAGAAGAAATTCAAGAGTTTATCGACGACAACAGTCCTTATGAATTAGAAGAACGCGAAGATGATCCTTGGATGCAGGGTGATACAGAGTGGTGGATTTGGGGACCAATTGAAATTAAAAACGAAGATGGCGATACTGTGCGTATTATCTGTGCAGATGCCGATGGCAATGTTATTGACTTTGTCGAGGAATAAATACATATATTATTCCAACGCCTTCGGGGTAGAATAATACTAAGGAGAAAAACATGACCGAAATACACGCCAAGCCAATTGTGGATGGTAAGTTTTGGATTGTAGAACAAGATGGTTCTAAGATCGCAACACTACACAAGAAAGAAAACAACAAATTTGTACTATCAAGTACTAACGGTGAACTAATGTTCAATCGAAAACAAGATCTAACCAAGCAATTTGGAGAAGGCTTTTTTCTAACTAATAATAAGATTAAAGTTACACAAGCTGAACCAAATGAATGCCACGGTTATCCAACTAGTGTAAAACCATACAATGCTATGTACGATGTAAGAAATCGACTGCCATTGTTTACCAAAAGTAATGCAAGTAAAAGTTTATATTGCGCTGGTTATTACACCATCAAGTTTAATAAAGGGTGGGTTAAATCATTCTGTCCTAAGGTTATTACATTAGAACGTAATGAATACAAAGGTCCTTTTAAAACTGAATTTGAAATGAAACAGGTATTAGCCAATGTCAAATCAGATTAATCTAACACCAATAACGCAGTTTATTCAAAGTGTCAGAGCCGCAGAACTAAGTCAAAGTAAAGAAGTAAAATTATCAATTCAACAAGCAAGGCTACTTAATTTAGCCCTTGCTGAATTGTTAGATAAGATTAATCAAGATTACGAGACTATGTTTAATGCACTTAAAAAAGGTGTTGATACAGAAGTTATTTCTATAACCATGGACGGTGGTGGTTTTAGCGACAAATAAAGATAAATATATGCGTATATAATTTGAGGATACGCAAATGTCGAGACCAAAGCCAAAAGTATTGTTAGAGCATACTAACAAAAAAACTTATAAATCTGAACAAGTTTTGGAAGCCGAGGCTATCTGGGCTGTATTCTACAAGAATGAGCCGTTTAATCTAAAATCATTTAATAGTTTAACTAGCTACCCTGGACCTAAATATAAAAAAGTATCATTTAGTAATCCAGGGCATGCTCACAATCTTGCTAAAAAGTTAAATTTAACATTTGGAACTGAAGATTTCCAAGTTGTTATGTTAACTCAAGGCACTATTATAAAATGATAACCCGAGACACATTAACCAAAATATTCTTACAACAATGGGGTAAGAGTACTGACAATATAAATGTCAAAATGTTTGGTCGTAAATGGTGGCAAAGTACTCGTGCAGGTAAACAAACCAATTTTAGATTAAGCGATGATGGATATGAGTTTTTGGTAAAAGAATTGGAACTTAGAGAATACGAAATTCCATTTACTGAACCAATTGAGCTTAGTCCACAAACTATCATATTTTTGGAAAGATATGTAGATTGCCCGTACTATCTTACTCCAATGTCAATAACTGTTTTTTCCGAACGCAAGAGTTTTGAGCTAATGTTGTTTTCTGACGATATTCGCAAATTTGGTTTGATTAAAGCCATGAATGAACGTGAAAAAGAATTGGCTAAAGACACAGAAAAAAGTTAAGAAACTCGTTGACATAGTGGCCGGTCTAGCGTATAATACATGCATAGACAGCGTTATTCGTAACAACAATTTTTTTAACTAAGATAGGAAACAAAATGGCAGAAATCGTCAGTCGCACTGTAGGCCCTAGCGGTGCTAAAAAGTCTCTACGCAAGGCTTTTAAAAATCAGCGTCCAATTTTCCTTTGGGGTCCTCCAGGTATTGGCAAGTCAGACATTATCAAGCAACTTGGTACCGAGCTAGATGCTCATGTGATTGACGTTCGTTTGAGTCTTTGGGAACCTACTGATATTAAAGGTATTCCATATTTTGACTCCAACGATAATACTATGCGTTGGGCTCCTCCAAGTGAATTGCCTAGCCAAGAATTGGCTAATAATTATAAACAAGTCATTTTGTTCTTAGACGAAATGAACAGTGCCGCTCCTAGCGTACAGGCAGCCGCATACCAACTTATTTTGAATCGCCGTGTAGGCACTTATAAACTGCCAGACAACGTTGTGCTAGTTGCGGCAGGTAACCGCGAAACTGACAAAGGTGTTACATTCCGTATGCCTGCTCCGTTGGCTAATCGTTTCGTTCACTTGGAAATGACTGTTAACTGGGACGACTATTTTGAATGGGCTGTTGAAAACAAGATTCACCAAGATGTTGTGGGCTTTTTGAGCTTTTCTAAAAAGAGCTTGTACGACTTTGATCCAAAGTCTAGCTCACGTGCGTTTGCTACTCCACGCTCTTGGAGTTTTGTAAGCGAATTGCTTACCGATGATGACGTAGATACAGATACACTAACTGATTTGGTGTCAGGTTCTGTAGGTGAAGGTCTTGCTATTAGTTTTATGGCTCACCGTAAACATGCCAGCAAAATGCCTAATCCAACAGACATTTTGAATGGTAAAGTTAAAAAGATGGATTCGAAAGAAATTTCAGCCATGTATTCTTTAACTGTATCCTTGTGCTACGAGTTGAAAGACTCTTGTGACAAAAATGTTAAAAATTGGAATGACCAAGTTAACCATTTCTTTGAATTTATGATGAATAACTTTGAAACAGAATTGGTTATTATGGGTACTAAATTGGCATTGAGCACTTACAAATTGCCATTAGATCCAGACGAAATCAAATGTTTTGATGAGTTCCATTCTAAGTTTGGTAAGTACATTAGCGCCGCAACTGAGAAATAAATTGGTTTAAGGCTATTTGACACCACCTTCGGGTGGTGTTATAATATATACATGTACAAAATATCAGGAGCAAATATGTCAAATTTAGATCCAATTATCGACAAAATTATCGTAGCCCGAGTGGGTCTACTACTTCGCCATCCGTTCTTTGGCAACATGGCTACACGTTTAAAAATTGAAGAAGGTTCCGACTGGATGGGTACTGCCGCTACAGATGGTCGTACTATTTTCTTTAATCGTGAATTTTTTGAACCGCTTACAGTTAAACAGGTTGAATTTGTTATTGCTCACGAAATCTTGCACAATGTATTCGATCATATGGGACGACGCGAAGGTCGTAACCCACGTATCTTTAACATTGCCGCAGACTATTGTGTAAACGGACAGTTGGTTCGAGACCGCATCGGTGATCATCAAATTGCAGGTATTAAAATCTTTCACGATGCCAAATACTACGGTATGGGCGCAGAAGAAGTCTATGACAAAATTTATGACGAAATGGACGAAGAAGAACTTAATCAATTAGGTCAACTATTAGATGATCACATTGACTGGGGCGACAAAGATGGCACAGGTAAACCCAGTTATACTAAAGAAGAACTAAAACAAATTCGTGACGAGATCCGCGAAGCTACAATGCAGGCCGCACAAGCCGCAGGTGCAGGTAATACTCCGGCTAGTGTACAACGCATGATTAAAGAACTAACCGAGCCTAAGATGAATTGGCGTGAAATACTACGTCAACAAATCCAAAGCACTATTAAGAATGACTACTCATTTATGCGTCCAAATCGTAAAGGTTGGCACATGAGTGCTATTCTTCCTGGCACACAATTTGAAGACACAATTGATATCTGCGTGGCAATTGACATGAGTGGATCAATTGGCGATGAACAAGCCAAAGATTTCTTAGCAGAAATTAAAGGCATTATGCAAGAGTACAAAGACTTTAAAATTAAATTATGGTGTTTTGATACTCGAGTTTACAATGAAGCCAGTTATGACGGTTACAACATTGACGAGTTTGACTACTACGAGCCAATGGGCGGTGGCGGAACTGAGTTCGATGCCAACTGGATATACATGAAGGAACATGATATTCAACCTAAGAAATTTATCATGTTCACAGACGGTTATCCTTGGGGTAGCTGGGGTGATGAAGATTACTGTGATACAGTATTCATTATTCACGGCAATGATAAGATTGTTCCTCCTTTTGGAGAATATGCGTATTACGAAGCAATTACGGAAAAAGCATGAGCTTAAAGAATGGCAAGCCCAATCCTCTAAATTATTTTGACTTAAGGAGGGTTGAGTTTGCCTGCCCTCATTTTAAATATACTACTTTAGACAAATACAATCCTAACATAGTCAAATCCATCGATGCTTGGATTAAGAAGAATTTAAATAATAGATACTATGTAGGACAAGGGATAGCCCTAGACAATACCAAAACTATAGTATATATTACACGTATAGGGTTTGAAAGTGAAAAGGAATTAAGTTTTTTCACAATTGCCTGCCCACATTTGCAGACGAGATAATTATATACGTACAAATCATATTAAGGAGATACCATGACAGATACAGTACAAAATCCAGCAACACCAGAACAAGCATCTACAGAGTTAACTATTAATGACCTAAATGCAATGAAAGTAATCATTGATATTGCTAGTTCACGTGGCGCTTTTAAACCAAACGAAATGGTAGCAGTTGGCCAAACATATACTAAACTAACAACATTTTTAGAAACTGTAGCCGCACAACAAGCCGCACAACCACAACAGCCAGCCGCTCCAACAGCACCAGCGACAGCACCAACAGGAGCTTAATATGGCCCAAGAACTCAAACACATAGGCCGTGTTAAAGCTACTAATAAAAAATGTGTTGTAGCTTATCGTACACTGCCTGGCGATGCATATAGCTGTTTAATTGTTCCAACAGAGAACATGCCAGACATCTATCATGACGCTCTTATTAATCTAGTAGAAAGTGGTTCAGGTCAAAGCTCTTATGAGCTTGCTGAAGCATTAGATCGCACTCAATTTCCAGATGGTTCACGTATGTTACCATGGTTGCATGCAAACAATCGTTTGATTAAGGCACCTACTAATGCTATCGAAGTAACCCCAACAGTTCAAACTTCGATCTTGTTATCTGAACTTAATCAGATGATTGCAGAACAGCGTGGCGTCTCAGTAGACCAATTGGCTTTACAAGAAAGTCCAGAAAAAGAAATTGATAAAGCCACTGCAACACCACTTGATAATTCAGTGATTGAAACTAAAAAAGTTGGCAAAGTAGAGTCTTCGATAGTTCCTGAAGTTCAGCCTGTTACTTTTGACAACCCAGAATCAGAAGCCAAATGGTATCGCAGTCAAGCTGACAAACTTGCCAAACAAGCCGCTGAAATGCGTCGTAAAGCAGAGGATCTGGTTCCGACCAAGAAGAAAGTATAGTGACTAAAACGGGAAGAATTCTTCCCAAGGATGTCATAGAGCATTGGCCAGAAGTATTCGGTGAAGTACATTTAAATGTGTTACCGCTTAGGTATCTCCATACCGTTTTGGTTAATTTTAAAGATGGCAAGGCTTGGGAAATACGCATCACTGCAAAAACTAAACGCAATGGCTGGCCAGCCTTTGAAAAGAACCTCAGCGAAATATTTAGAACCTATGAAGATCGAATAGATAACATAGATTTTAAATTAGACTCTGAACGTGTACGCAAGGATATAGAAGCAAGTACACAAAAATTTTTAAAGAAAAAGAAGTTATAAATAATGAATGTTAGATTACTTAGTTTCAGCCAACCAACTGAAGAATTTGCAAAATTGGGAATTGATGACGCCCAAGAGCTCATTGCCTATTGCGCCCGTGTGTCCAATCCTAGCAACCAACTTAACACCGAGACATCAGAAAAACTTATACGATACCTTATCAAACACAAGCACTGGAGTCCGCTCGAAATGGTCTCCGCTTGTATCGAAATTACCACAACTAGAGACATTGCCAGACAAATCCTTAGACACAGAAGCTTCAGCTTCCAAGAGTTCAGTCAGCGATATGCTGACCCTACTCGAGACTTGTCGTTTGTATTGCGAGATGCTAGACGACAAGACACCAAAAATAGACAAAACAGTATAGAACTAGATGTCCATGGCAACGATGAAGATCGATTCCTAGCTTACCAATGGGAACGTATGCAAGAACTAGTTATTAAACAATCAAGAGAAGCATACGATTGGGCGATTGAAAAAGGTATTGCTAAAGAACAAGCCCGTGCTGTATTACCAGAGGGTTTGATCGAAAGCCGTTTGTACATGAATGGCACACTGCGTAGTTGGATACACTACTGTGAGTTAAGATCAAACAATGGAACACAAAAAGAGCATATGGAAATTGCGTTAGCCGTTGCTAAAGTAATATCCAAAGTATTTCCTATAATGGGTGACGTTTGTAGTGATTTGTAAGATTATTTATTGATACTTCTTCTTTACATATTGTGCAAGAACATCGAGATTGTATTCTTCCAATAGCCTGTTGTCGTATTTTTTCTTTAGTAGAATCTGTATGAATACGTCCAAGATTATGCTTTTTCCTAACTTCGGATCTTTTCTTTTTTAATATTTTAGCTTCTTCAATACCATGAATTTGCTCATAAGTTTTGCCTCTTCTTACATCTGAAAGTTTTTTTGATCTTAATTGTTTAAGTTCTTGAGCTTTTTTAGTTCCATATCGTATCTCATATGTTTGCCCCTTTCCTCTGTTTAATTTAGAATAATCAATATACTTAGATGTATCGCCACCATCCCCCGATTCTAATTTTAAGTTTGCCCATTTATCAGAATTTATAATATCTAATTTTTCAGATAATGGTATAGAAAAATTCTTTAAATCTTCATTATTTGCAAATGTTCCTATTATTTCTGTAGTAACATTATTTCCATGTTTGTTAAGATGAGAAACCCAGCGTGTTCCAGAACCTTTATATTTAAAGGGATCTTTTATTGTTTTTCCTAAATATTTTAAACCAGTGATTTTATGTGTTTTTATATATAAGTAAATCATACATTTATTTATATACTTTTACATTTTATTGAATTGCGTAGTGCAAACGGTACTCAAAAAGAACATCAAGAAGTTGCTATTGCATGTGCTCAAGCGATAGCTGAGATTTTTCCATTAGCCACCGATCTTGTAGCCAATTAAAATCATTTATTTTACTCAATGCCTCCTTATTGGAGGTATTTTTTTCCCCGTAATCTCGTCCGGCTAATGCTCCTAGATAAGCATAAAATCCGTATTTGGCATCGACATTTAGAGTACACCACGCATCTAATCTACTTAAAGATTCCTCGTCGTTAGTTACTGCCAATTTACAAGATTCTCTAAAAGCACTGCGCCAGGTATTATAAGGATCTGTATTGAAGGCAGTAATATTACTAATAGTATCCATAGCTCTAAATTTACTACTGATATTAGTTGTCATATCTATAGTATCAGTATTCATTTTTAAAGTAAGATTTTTTGGCAGTAATTTAACTCCACCGTACCCATATGATAAATTATTAATGGGATTTAAGCTACGCCAGACGTGTACTATATCTAAATCCCATTCAGGAACTTTATAATCAAAATTGAAGTCATTTAATATAACTGCATCGGCATCTACTACCCACAACATTTTAGTAAATGCTTTACGAGCTGCCGCGATGTGAGCTTGATGTATACCTTCAACTCCATGTACACGTTTTGCTAATGGAAACTTTTCTTTTAAATTATTGAAATTTTCGTCAGCATACTTTTCATTATAACTGATAAAGATTATATCATACATGGCGTTTTCTTATTATACGAGGGCTGTTATTATATACTGTTTTGAAAAATTTACTGCCATTTGGATCTACATCTGCTATTTCTAGTTTACATTTTGTTCTAAGTTCTTGTCCTAAGAAATTGTTATAAGACATACTTTCATCTGCACTGACACCTTGATGTTTCTCTTTCCAGTAGTCAGTTAAGTAATCAAAATCTCGAACATTAGCATAATCCCAATCTGTACAATTGGTCAAATAAGCTCCTTCCCTAGCTCCAATAACACTCCATATACCATTATCTACATCTGTGCCAATAGTTGACCATATTAAAAGTCTATGATAATTTTGCCACCATATTGTAGATAAATCAGCAACCTTGGCTCCTTGGTCTAGCGACATTTTTACACCTTCTCGAAAACCTGCTCGCCACGCCTGGAATGGTGTTGCATTGGTAAAACTTTCTGAATAGTTTTCGTTGAATTGATAGTATTTGTCGTCAAAACAAAATTCAACTAGTCCTTTAGTATCAGTTGGATCTGAGTTTTCATGTGTGCGCATTTCATTTACAAATTTACGTGTCCACAGTTTTAATCCGCCATTGCCATACATAAGTCCATTTACGTGTACACGCCCGCACCAACTAAATACGTGCTCAGGTGTAAGGCCTAATTTATCAAGGTCAATTTCAACTTCTAAAAATTTAGAATCAATAATGTTGTCAGCGTCTACAGTAACAAAATATTCTGTTTCACTTAAGGCAGCGCAAGCCTTGTGTGCCGCATCGCTGCCTTTTACTCCGTGAACACGTTTAGCCCAAGGCACTTTAGTTACTAAATCTGCATAATTTTTTTCAGCGTTTGGTTCATCATAGCTAAGAAAAATAATATCTTGTTCTATAATTTTAATCATTTATTTTTAATCCGTAAGCATTAAACATTTTTTTAGTAACAACAGAAATATTGTTAATTTTATTTTCTATATTGCTTTCAAAATCATATACTATTTTTCCACTCTTTAATAAATCATGTATCCTTAAATAAAATGATCTAATTAAAAAGTCAAAATCTGTTTCTAACGTTATAAAAACAACAATGGTACTGTCGTATTGCGGACCTGATAGAAATTGTCTACCTCGATCTGTAATCAAAAAAGTCCATGTTTTATCTGTACTATTCCATTCAACTACAAACTCTGATAATTCCGTAACTTTGTCTTTTACCCAAACAAATGATTTCGACTTAAGATTATACTCGTCAAATATCTGTTGTGTCATTAGATGGTGTTCAACTGTACCATCAAAATTTATAATACGATTTATTTTATAGTCATGAATATTTTTCTTAGCTTGCCCAATTAATAGGTAATCTTCCACTGGCATTTCAACAAAATATTTTTCTTGAGGTTCTACATCATTTGAAACACAAGTTATTTGCAAAGTGTTAGGATTGAAATAGGCAAAATATTTTACAGGCTTTACAACTATCGGAGTTTTAATCTTTTTTGCCATACACTAACTCCTGTAATCTTGATATTGTATTCAAATCAATAAAATCTTTTTCCACATAATGAAATAATTTACTTTGTTTTATATTCCCTACAATCAAGTCGCCTTTAGAATTAAGAACATAAGTAATTACATCTTGCCAGCGATCGATAGGATCTTGCCATTCTTGTAGTGCTGGTTTCATATGTATAAATTCTAACGGACTATTTTGATCATTAACACTAATATAGTTCATAGAAATTTCAATAGCTATTGCTGTAGCAAGATCCATACTAGACCAATTTTGATATTCATTTGGTGCAAAGTTAGTCCAACACCATTCCCAGTTGTTACATACAAATTCTAATACACGATAAAACTCTAATGCAGAATCAGATTTTTTAAAATAGTGTAGTGCAAAATAAGGACTAGTTAATTGATTGGCAATAAATGCTTTTCTATGAACAGTATCAACTACTGTGTCTAATTTGTAATTTTTAATTCTATTACAAAATTTAATATCAAAATTGCTACAATAATTCCACCATGTTGTGATATCTTCTAGTAGTAACATATCAGCATCTAACACAATAGTTTCTTCATATGGACTTGCATGATACATTTTCCATCTATGTTCTGCAGAATATTTTCCACCTGGAGAATCATACCACGGTATAGGAATTATGCGGTCAAAAACCGACTTATATTCTTCTGGAACACTATCTGCTGTAACTAGGCTTACAGATTTAGTTTCTTCTTGACTATATTTTATACTTAATGCAAGTGCATAGGCTTGTTGTACGTATACTTGCCCTTCTGCATAAATTAAAAATCCTTTATACACCCGAACCTCCATCTATATAACGACTAAGGCTCATCTTATTCATAACATGAACATCTAATCCAGTTGTTTTTAACAGAGTATATTCTCCTAAGAAATTTTTCTTTTGTATTAAAAATTTCATTGTGTTATCTTCTACATTTACTAAAATATCTCTATCAGTTGAATATATCATTTTACCAGGCAAGTCTATTGCAAATCCTCCATTTGTTTTTCCATTCATAATATGTATGGCAATACTAAATGCAAAATCATTTCTAAAAATTGCACTGTTAATTCCGTACAATGTTTTAAAATATAACCATTCTGATTTGATATAAGATACTAGATCAAAAAACGATTGGGTGATAGAATTTTTATTAAAAATGAAAACAGTTGCCCAATAAAAAGGAACACTCCACTGGCTTATTCTTTCAAATTCAGTTGTTGATCTATAGTCAGCTAGATCCATACTATTGCGATAAATTTGAAAATCATAATCATTATCAAGCGCAGGTTTTAATACGCTCGAATTAATAATAAAATCACTATCAATAACTAGTGTGCGATCATATGGTGTGAGATCGATTATTTGACCTCTTGAAAAGTTTTTCCACTCTAAAGATTTGCTAGCCAGAGATCCGTCATAAAACAGTTTTTTTTGACTTGCATCTACATTTTCTGACAAATTTATTATGTGATCAAAACCATGATCTGGGTACTGTCTTTCTAACCAATCCGGACTATCTGTTATAATAGATACAGGAATATCAATATAAGTTTGTATACGTTTAGCGGCATATACGGCAAGTTTAACATAATCTACTCCACCGTTATTCTGCGCAAATAAGACTGCTCCAGTGGTCATAGTTCAACAATATCCGATATTTTTCTTTTTGTTTTTAAATCAGCATATTGAACAGCATAATCGTTTGTAGACTCGTAATAAATTCCAACAATTTTATCAAAAAATTCTTGAACATTACTAATGACTACAGGGAAATTATTTACATCAACAAATGCTACATCTTCGGTATGACCTAAATCTAATGTAGTCTTTGTAAAATTAATTAGTTCAGGTGTAATTTTAAAGCTGGCACCATTGGTATAATAAACTAATTTTTGATTATATTCTTCTAAAAGTATGCGTCTTTGATTTGATAAAGTCGCCATGTAATTAGCAACTGCAAATGCTTTTTCGATTCTCTCATCCATAGATAAACTCCGTAGTGTACTATAATAACACTACAGTAATTAGCTTGTCAAGAGATTATGATTGATAGATTAGACTGGGCCACGTAAGGTTCTAAAACCACTATCAGAAACACTAGGCACATACGAACTAGTAATTTTTAAATCTACTGGGTATGTTGGAGGATTAAAACTTGGGCCTCCAGATGCACTGTAAATGGTTACATTACTGGTTAAAGTTCCTGTAATCGTTTCGTCAGTACCCCATGGCGGGTTCGGTTGTCCAGAACGATCTTGGTACTGAATTGTTAATACTATCTGTGCTCCAGAAATATGAGCGTAGATTTGTATCATATTTGGGCTGTAAGTACTACTAGTCATCTGAAATATAAGTGTATCAGATGATGATAATTGATTATAGCCAACGTCAGTTCTTAAAACATCAACAGTCTGCCCACTGGTAGAAGTGGTAGTTTGAGTGGTTCCATCCACACCTAGTTTTACAGTGCCCATGTGAGATAGCATGCTGGCCCAAGAATAATCTTTTGTACCGGCCGTACCAGTTTGACCGCCAGACATAGATGCTGTAATTCTAAGTTCTCCGCCTAGATTGAAGAAATATCCTGCATTAGTTGTGCTAGGCCAAGTACAAGATACCCCATGAGATGCGGTTTCGCTACCAGGATTATAACCCCAACCTGGACTCTTATCCGAGCTTGCTAAAGTTTGAGCACTATAGTAAGTGCTATTAAATTGTTTGTAGTTTGTTGAACAACCATTTGCCATGGTCTGATAAGCACTTAGATCAGAATAGTAAACTTTGGTACTAGTGGTAGGCCATGTTAAACTACCAGCAGTTGAATTTTGATGATTATAACAAGTTAGAATATCTTGATATAATGCTTGCCACTGAGCGGCTTTAATTTTAGTAGTTGAGGGGCTAGCAATTTGGACACTATTAACAGTTTGTCCATAGTAGGTACCTAAGACTGTGGCTATGGTTGATTGAACCCCATTATAATCACTTCCATAAATTTTTGAACCTTGAGATGCCATTTTTTACCTTTTATTCGATTTTATTTATACTTAGAGTATTACGCATTCTACAAGTTTGACATCTGAATTCTCATCTGTTGCCAATGCTATTGCAAATACATCTGAAGTTTTATCTGTTGTGGCTACTGCGGTGCCGTTATCGCCGGCAACCAAACGTTGTCCTTTTTTAACTGGTCCTGATACTTTTACAGGAACACGACCTTTAAGTGCAACATACACACCACCGACTAGAGTTTGATTCATTCTAAATGCAGGATTTTGACTAATTACACCCAATGCCAAATCTCCTGCTGTACTAGCAGTTACTTCAGCTTCGCCGCCCACGCTCATAACAGTACCAATTTCATATTGGGCATCAGCTAGATATTTTTCAGCTAAGTCTGCGTAGTTTGCACTTGTAGCAACACCATGAAATATTGTAGCATACATATCACCAACGACTGTTAAATTGCCACCTGGTGCTAGTTGTGCTGAATAAACGCCATTGTTTGTAAATTTAATATAGCCATCACCGCCCCAGTATAATCCAGTATCTTGTGCGCCATCTGAAAGAAATGCAATACTAGGAACTGTAGCCGATCCGTCACCTGCGAATATTCTTGTTGAACTACTAGCAGAAACTGTACCATAAAATGTTTTACTAGAAGCGTCGATCAATGTTGTGTCATCTGTGGCTTTTACATTACCTTTTATTGTAGCAGTAATAGTACCTGCTGTAAAATTACCAGAAGAGTCTCTAGCAACTACACTAGTTTTATCTGCACCCGACGGCATAGCTGTTGTAGCAGAATAATAGCTACCACTGTTTATTTGTAGTGCATTAGCTTGTGTGCTAGTACCATGCAATATATTACAATAAATGTCATTTTGCTGATCTCTAACTACTACTGTAGTTGGATCAGTTGCTGATGCACTAGCAGTTATTCCTTGCCCGCCAAATGTTAGTGAGTCGGCTCGGCTTGCTGTACCATTCATATAGGTAACATTAATATTACCACCTGCATCTCTAGCAACAAGGGTTACGTTAAGTTGATTATTTGCAATACTGGCAGATGCATAGCTACCATTTACATTTAATTGATCAGCTTTTTGTGCAACCCCATACATATAGTTTGTATAAATGTTAGACCATTTGTAATCATTGCTACCAAGATTGCTCGTAGTTGTTATTCCTGGCAAAACATCATTGTTTAATAACTGTAAAGGAATACAGTCTCCGCCAGCAGAATTTTTTGTTTTGAATACTAAAGCTATATTATTCTGTAGTCCTTGAAAAGTGGGAACACTAGAATTTTCATTCCATATTCTTAATTTTTCTCCGGTGTTTACTGGACCTACATAAAAACCAGAATCTGCAAAATGAACAATTGATCCAAAGGATGCAAGATCTTTTGTCACAAATGTACTAGCGTCTAATCCGCCAAGTTTATCACTATTACTGGCTGTTCCCCAGAATTTAATACTAGCATCAGTTGTTACACCGAGACGACTTGCATTATCATTTGTGTAGACTAGAGTAATACCTTGATAAATGTAATCAAAACCAGTAATAGCACTTAATGTAGTGTCTAATTGAAATGTAGGATTTGAACTAATAGTAAACACTACTTGTCCGTTACTAACTGCCTGCATTATTGAATACTGATTTCCAGAATATTTTTCTGAAACTGTAACTGTTTGCATTTCAGTAGTATGTGATCCAGCAATGCCTTGTGGACCAATCAATGTAAAATCAGAACCGTTGTATGTCCATAACTGATTATTAACGGTATCAAACCAAAAATCACCAGTAGTCAATCCAAGCGGCTTAGATGCACTAATTTCTGCACCAGTAGAAACTCTCCAGTTGGAGCTATCCCAAAATTTTAATTTTTTATTAGCACTATCATACCAAATTTGTCCAGGTAATGGATTGCCTGGGCTGGTTGTATTAGCAAAATTTTCTAACAAATAAACAAAATTTTCGTTTTGTGATTGTCCGTATCCTGCATAACTTTTACCAATCAGTTTAATGTCAAGAGAGGTGTCAATAGTGCCGTCAGCGACAGTTGTTATTAGTGTTCCGTTGTATCTGCTTATTGGATATGACATCTAAATCTTTCCTTATTTTAGTATTTATGCTAATATAGCACTTACTTTATTGTCACTATTGCTTCAACTGTACCTGTTCCATCGGTATTTTTATCTTTTAAAGCACGGCCAATTGTGTTAAATGCGGTAATTTCTGACATTTCGGCGGCTCTAGCCATGCCATTACCAGCACTAACTAGCCTATCACCCTTCTTAACTTTGCCCTTAACTTTAACCGGAACACGGCCAGATACTGCTATTGCAGGATGTGTTGCATCAGTTCCAGCTTTTGAATTCATCAAATAAGCCGCACTGGTGCTTACTACACCAAAAACTTGACTGCTCAAATCTTCTTTTACTGCTGTAATTTCAGCCGAGCCGCCCAATTCAACTACTGTACCTGTATCATATAAATCATCTGCTTCAAAGCGTTCTGCCAAGTCAGCATAAGTAGCTTCTAATTTAGAACCCACATCTAGTGTCCATGTACCAGTTATCAAAGACCCAGTGTTGGATGATACGATAGAATCTGCATATAATTTTTTAACTTTGCCATTACCATGATCATCTCTGAGTAATATGGTGTTTATATTGGCATTTATATCTGCTGTAATTGTAGAAGAATTTGAAAGTGTGCCATTAGAAACGCCATCAGTAATTCCATACCCTGCCAAAGTATTCGGTGTGTCGGTTATTCCTGAAAACGACACATGAGTCGCTGTAGTAGCGGTATATGCGTTACCATCGATACCAATATTATATGTACTTCTATCAGCGTAAACAATATTAGAAGGTTTGCCTGATACATTATCCCAAGTGACTAAATCTGCTTGATCTGCATTAGTAGATCTATCAGCATGAGTAGCATTGTCGGCTTGATCAGCATGTGTAGAATCATCAGATTTACCTATAAATCTAGGAGCAGTTAAATATCCGTCGACATCTCTAACCGCAATAGTATCTTTGCCGCCAGATGTACTTGCCATTCTATAAGCACCTGCAACCGCTAGTGCATCTGCTTGTAAAGCTGTAGCATACATATAGTTTGCGTATATATTATAAAATTTAGCGGTTGAAGATCCAATATTTGTAGTTAGAGTTGTGCCTGGTAACAGACTATTATCAACTAATTGTAAAGGTGTATTTGTAGTTACACCTGTTGTTGTTTGAAATGCCAGTGCGCTTCCTACAGGATTTTTTATAGTTGGGGTTCCAGTGTTATTAAATAATCTTAAACTTGTTCCAACTAGCACCCCAGAATCAGCAACTTGAATTGATGTTGTAAAAGTAGGATTCTGAATAGGAGCAAAAAAATCTGCATTTCTATTATCAGGGCCCAATGTATCTGCATTTGTAACAGTTCCATGAATTTTATAATCGGTGTTTAATGTAACACCTTTATAAATTGTTGGAAATCCAGCTATGTTTGGACTAGTAACAAAATCGTTGCTGTTACTAATAGTAAAAATTGTACTGTTATCAACTATTGCTTCTTGTACAGGTTTGCCTTGAAGATTAACAGATTGCATTTGTGTAGTACCAAATCCTTCTACCTTTTGAGGGCCAACTACATCGTAGTTGCCCGAAGCATTTAATACATTTAATTGGCCAGTTGTAGTATTATACCACAGGTCTCCTTGTGTTCTATTAGAAGGAGCAGAACTTGCTATATCATTTACTGCTAGGGTTTTCCACTGTGATCCATCGTATAAATTTATTTTTAATACACCTGTACTAGAATTAAACCATAACTGCCCTGAAATAGGATGTAATTTTGAAGGCGTTGTATCGGCAAAATTTTCTAATAGATACAAAAAGTTTTCATTTTGTTTGCCGCCATACCCAGCATAATTTTTACCAATTAAAGTTACATCTAAAGTGGTGTCAACTGTACCATCAGCTATTACTGCGTATGGTGCTCCGCTAAATCTTATTATGTTGTATGACATTTGGCTATTTCTCTGGTTTCAATATTTATCTTGGATTAGTTTATAACAAATTAGGCGACTGATATTGCCATGTTGCAGGATTTCCTAGCAATACAAATTTTCTAATACTAGAATCATCTAGTACAAATACTCTACAGATTGTGTTTATTTGATGCTCACCTGCTGGAAATAAAATACCTAAATAAGTCGAAAGCAACGAATTAGGATTTGGATTTGCACCTACTGTTAGTGTTGCTGATAAACTCATACTTTGTACTGTTGTATCAACATAATTCTTATTGGCCGCATCAGTTGACGACTGGGGAGTCGACACATTGATAATAGTCGAAGAATTAACATCAACAGAACCTGTACCGCCTGGAGCAATTACAATATTACCTGTGTTTCCATTTGGAATATAGCTAATAGTATTGTTATTGATGGCAATATTTGCAACTTGTAAGTACAATAAAGAACCAATTGTTTGCAAATTAGGTGCAGATAAGATACCTGTTCCTAAACTATTGGAAGTAATTACATCTTGTCCGTTAATTTTGTAAGAATGACCGCTTGCTAAATCTATATTTTCTGAACTTGTCCAACTATCGGTACTATTTGCCCAAGTAAATCTTTTGTTTGTGGCGCCGTACAATAGTATTCCGCCACCGTTGGCAAATGAGTCTGATGCATTACCTGCGGCTATTTCAACATTTTTATCAGTTATTTGAAGTACAGACGATTCTACTAGCGTGGTATTTCCAAGTACTGTAAGACTTCCTCGTACTGTAGCATCGCCATTAACATCTAAAGTACTTTGTGGTGATTCTGTAAGAATACCCATTCTGTTATTTGATGCGTTGATAAACAGTGAATTCTGAGCTTGCCCTGATCCGTTTTGTAGTTTTATTTCAAAATTCTGTGCAGGTTTATTAGATTTTATCTGAAAAATATTTGATGTAATATATAATTCAGTATCAGATCCTGCGCCTAATATAAGCGGAGTTGAATTAGCAATAGTAAGTGTGCCAGTTGACAAACTATTATCATTTGTTGATACAAAATCAAGTGCTGTTTTTAATGTTTCGTCAGCTGGTGATAGCAAGTAGTTTGCCTGTGTTACAGGAACCGAGAATGTTAATCCTGTTTGTGTACTAGCTGTAAAACCAATTCCAATAGTTGAAGGCAAACCGTATATTGGTGTTTGATATGTAAATGAATCTTTACTAAACACTCCTAAAATTGTATCAGCAACGTATAGATACACAACAGTATGACTAGCTAAATTAATATCTAATTCGGTACCAACAATAAATCCTGTTTTACCTTGTTCTTTGGTGTATATAGGTCCGGCTAAAGTCGTTGTTACTCCATCGTTAAACCATAATTGTCTATTAATACTATCAATCCACAAGTCGCCAGCAGTAAAACTACTAGGTGTAGTAGTTGATACTATTGTACCTCCGCTGACTACAAAAGCTGACCCATTGTAAACTTTTAGTCGACCTTCATTGGTGTCAAACCATAACTGTCCTTTTAGAGGATGATTAGGTTGGCTTGTGTTGGCAAAATTTTCTAATAGGTGTACAAAATTATCGTTAATAAAAACACCATACCCTGTAGAATTTTTTCCTATAAGAGTAAGGTCAGTAGTTACTTGATCAATTTGTCCATCAACTACACTAGTTAATGTTGAACCATCTGTTTTTAATATCGAATAAGTCATTATATAACACCAGTAAAGATTATGTAATTAATAGTTTCATAAGGATTCATAATGTTAATAGCCGCTCCAGTTTGTTGAGCAATAACACTTCCACTATTTTTTAATGCTTGACCTTGGCCAGTACCAGTCGGAGCCGCTAGCGAAACATTATCTGCATACTGATCAGTACTAGCAGTGGGAATTCCAACTGCATAGTATTGTGCATATCCGCTTTGAAGATTGTGTTTGTGATCTGGAAGATTATTAAGCGACAAAGTAACTGATTGATACCCTGAACTTTCACCTAACACATCTGCTGTAATATCACTAACTCTGTTAGCAGGACCTCCACCCGCACTTACTTGTGTACCTGAATTGTCCTTATATGGAACTTGGAGATTATTATTCATGTTATCTCTACCAAGAGCAAATCTTCCTCTTAAATCAGGTAAAGCAAATGTATTATAACCTTGTAGTAAAGATTGAGCTTTGTATGTATAACCTATAACACCAAATAATAGACTATAATTTTTAACTTGGACTTCGCTGCCGTCGCATAACAAATAGCCTGCTGGAACTGAATTTCCAGCAAACGGAAATATACAACCAACAGGTATTGTTGGCACATGGTTTAACAAAGTAGTTTTGGTCATTCTTAACAAAGAACCACCGCCACCTGTTGTTGATCTATAGACCAACAACTGATCGTTATCTTGTGAATCGCCTGCAGGAGATTTATTACTAATAAAAGTTGGATTAATTGTAGTAGTAAGAACTAGTGTACCAGTTGAGCTTAGTCCATCAAAACTTTGTAAATCGCTCAGAACGTCGCCCGCAATACTAAAAATTGTAGGACTAGCTAATTTAGCCGCTGACCCGTTCACACTGCCTGCTAGTGATCCGGTAAAACTACCATTAAATGTTCCAACAAAAGAATTTGCATATATGTTTCTAAATTTTTGTGTAGGAGATCCAATGTCATACAATCCTGACGCTGTTGTATCACTTGCATTTTTACCAGGAAGTATTACAGGACCAGCTGTAGGGCTGTTATTAGACAAGTTGTTTAGTAAAATATTTCCGTAAGCAGTAATATTACCACCAAAATTACTTGCCTTGGCAACACTTAAACCACCTTGTGTTACAATACTACCAGTTGCAGTTGTCCATAAAGATCCCGAAGTATAAGATGAATCTAATGTTCCTGTAATGTTTAGAACACCATTAATGAGATTTGTTGTATCATCTTTAATTGTAACGGTTCCGGCAACATCTAATGTCGATGTAGGTGCTGTATTGTTAAATCCTGCACCAATTTTTCCAGTTGCATCAAAATACAAAACAGATTTAGTAACACCGCTGTTGTTAAAACTAAAGGTAATATTGTTAGTACTGCCACTACTTGTACTATTTTTACTATAAAATACAGTAGAGTTTCCATTTGTACCAATATTAAAATTTAAATCGCTACCTATACTTAATCCAGCATTACTTCTGATGCTTAAAGGATTATTTGTAACACTAGTAGTATCGGATCTTAAAAAATTTGTAGAAGCAACTGGCGTGTTATTAATTAGTAATGCATCAGCTGAACTTGCGGTTCCGTAAAATCGTGTTGGGTTTGAAGAAAGAGCGTTATCAAGACTTGATAAAGTTATACCTTGATAAATTGTGCCAAATCCAGCAATAGAAATTTTAGGTGTAAATGTATCTTTACTAATGATTGATATTCTATAACTATTACCATCAGCGGCTTTTGCAGAATACATTGTGATAACGCTATGAGTAATGTTATTTGTATCAATAATATTTTCAACAATTGGACCAGTTAATGTTCCTTGACTGAATTGCGGACCAATTAATAACCAATTAGAACCTGAAAACAAATATAGTTGACTACTTGTAGTATCAACCCATAGATCTCCTTGCAAACTACTAGAAACATCGGGTGCGGATCCTGATTTTTTTAGAGATCCAGCAGTATTCCATGTTGTACTATCCCATACTTTTAGAGTATTTGAACTAGTATCGTACCACAGTTGACCCTGTACTGGATTATCTGGCGCTGTACTATTTGCAAAATTTTCTAGTAAGTGTAGTAGATCTTCAGCAAATGGCTGTGCATATCCTGAATAGTTTTGTCCAACAAACTTTAAACTTGTTTGAGTGTTTAAACTTTGATCCTGAACTATTATTGGCGGTTTAGCAGGGTTATTTGAATCAGTATATTCTACTTTATAAGTCATTGTTATACTCCTACTAGACCAGTTAAGCTCTGAACTCGTACTGTATAATCAATTTGTATTAATCTGTTAAGACTTTTTAATACAGGATGAAAAATGACATGAGTTAAAAGCAATGGCGTACCTGATGAGCTATAACTTTGTAGTCCTAATTCGTCAAATACATAAGCACTTTCTCCGTTGGCTGTTGTATCGTATGCGCTTTGACCACTTGGTTCGCCGTAGTCTAACAAACAAGTTACAAAAATATCTGTATAATTTGTGCCTGTAACGTGTCTAGATTCAATAAAATTTCTACTTGGGTCAGTATTAGTGCTAGAATTACTATTAACTACTTTACTGTATGTTTGATTATACAAACTAGCATTGCTTCCACTAGAGTTAGGAGTCAAATATGTAATAATTCCTGTTGGATCAATGGATGTGCCGCCATTGCCAAATGCCATTTGATATATAAACCCTTGCCCGCTATTAGCCATGCTTTCTGCAAGTGCAATACTCATGTTTTCATAGTGTATCGCATTACGCTTATTCACATAAATCTCAGCAGAAACGGGGTCCCATATTTTAATATGACCTTCTATATGGATTCCTGTTGCGTCTTTAGTCTGCATAATTGTCTCTCTTTATCTTATATTTATCAATAGCCATTAACCGCTAGTTTAACTCTTATAATCGCTATACCAGATACCCGGACTAGCTTTTAAGAACTGGGCAATCTTAGTATTGTCGTTTTGAATGTTCAAACTGCTATCCCAAGCAATGCCGTTACGTTTTACTACAGTTATTTGAATTCCAGAATTAACTGTGTTAGTTAATCTTAACTGTTTAGAAATACCATCTACTGCAAATTCAGCATCAAACTGTACATCGCCAGATGGGCTATATGGAGCTTGATTAACATTGAATAGCTTGTAAGGTTTTTTCTTTAATCTAATTCCACCAGCAAATACTTCTATGTCATTACTTTGTCCGTAGCCTGCAGGAATACCGCTGGTAAATCCACTAGGATAAGTCCAAAGATCTTTTGATTTAGTTGGAACAAATCCTAGATTTACAATGTGTGTTCCATTAGAAATAATTTGTTCTGTTGTAGTGGTTTCAGTGTATGGAATAGTTTCTGTTGGTCCTATATCTTGTACAAACGAACCAGCTCGATGTAAATTATACACACCTGTACCTAATGTACCTCTACGTAGTTTACTTAAAGTGTTGCCTTGAATAGCAAAATATTCAATTCTTTCTCCGCGAATTTCTATTACACCCGGTAAATTTTTACTCGGATTTGGCACATCAAAGTTTGAAGCATCAACTAGGACAATACTAGTATCATTCCAATGCAAATCTTGGGCTAGTGTAGTTTGTTTATTCAAACTTAATCGTTTAAAATGTACTCGATTTAGCATGTCTTTAAACTGTTGATATGCAATTCCCGTAGTTAATACATTACTGCCAAATGTAATTAATGTAATTTCATCTTCAGGATTTGGAGGTACTAACAACTGAATCGATACTTTGTCATCGTTAACTCGGTAGTCAATACTTGGTGTCAATAATGTCGAATTTTTAACTACCCAAACATAATTGTCATCAATAACTGGTCTATCTAATTTAATCAAACCACTTAAAATTTGTTTGTAATAGTAAAATTCAAATGTATTTGGTGTTAGTACTGCATTAGCTGTGACATTAACAGTTGTTCTTTCAATATCTAATACTGAATGATTATACGAACTAATCACTTCCACTGTATGAGTATTATCATAGGCCTGTGTGAATGTAATTTGTTGTGTTGAAGGATTATAAAAATAACTCTCATTAGTTGTGATACTGACAAGCAAATTCTTTCCAGTATACTTTGTATAAATTACCTTGCTAATTTTTATACTAATACCGCCTATGTCTACAGTATAATCTGATCCAAGGGTTAGTTGAACACCGTCGACAAATACTAAAATTTGGTCAATAGCCGCAGTGTACGGACTTATTTTAGCAGGATCAATTGCATAATTCAGTTTGTTTTTTCCAATAACAAAGTAATTGTTATTCGGTCCTTGCAATATGCTTTGATCTACACGAACAATCATATTTGATTCGTTAGGTAAACTTGTACCTATAGGATAATTTAAATTATAAGTTAAACTACCATCTGTTGGGACCAGTTCTGTTTTAGTTATTGCAAATGTTTGTTGCTTACCGCCAACAATTATAAAATTAACCAAACTACCAGCATTTGGCGGTATTGGAAATCTAATACCAACAGCATTAGAAAACTCGTAAGTACTATCAGTTTTAAATAGCACTGGAGATGTTATTACACCATCAATATAAACTAACGATGTAAATGATGATAACCAAGGTGCTTTAGTTATAAATTCTGTTGTGACACCATCGCCTATAAAATAATCAAGGTCTAATATGTTAGATCCATTAAATCCAATATTAAAAATACTAATAACATCGCCCTTTGCTGGTACAGAATTTAATCTAATAGTACGAGTTCTGTAATCAATTGAGTAATCGTCTGAGTAAGTTTTTACTAAGTTATTAACTTTAACTACAACCGCTCTTTGACTATTAGGTTGCTGTGTCATAACATAAGATTGTGCTATACCATCAGCAATAAAATTATCTACTTTTATATTTGCAGATCCAGTAATTGGTCTATCATAAACTTTGATAGAAACTGAATCAACTACTTGCCCTGGAACAACTTCTTCAGGCGCAGGACTAGAAGTAGGTGTTACAAATCCGTCACCATCGACGATAATATCATCAGCTAACAATCCTGTTGCAGTAGTATATGCCCAATCACCACCAGTTAATGCAGTGTCATAATCTGTTTCTGCTGTCGGGATTGATCCATCGCTGGTTGTTTTTCTTAAGATAAACTCGTCGCCTTCATTAACTGTATATGTATTTGGTATAGTAAATGTTGCAGATTCACCGTCAGCAACAAATGTCGGTACAATAGCATTTTTGTTTTTTTGGTCAGGAGTACCGTATGCAGGGTCATCTAAACGTATTGGATTTATTTTACCAGTTATATTCAATATACTACCTTGAGTAACAGGCGCAGTAAGTAATAGTGTTCCGTTAGCATTGATAGTTAAGTCATTTGGTTGCACTAAAGTTCTAGTGAACTTTATATCAGAACCATAAGGTATATCTGCATAAACTATGGTACTAATCTTAATAGTTGTACTATTAACAATTTGAATAACTTGAGTATCGTATACAAAAGAATTAGAAGCTGTTGTTGAAACTAAGTCTCCAACATGTATGTTTGCAGTACTAGTCAAGGTTAGTTGATTGCTACCTGCTTGATTAAATGTAAATGTCAATGTTCCGCTTGGAGTACTGTCAGATACTTTGTCAATAATAACCGTAGTAGAATCTGGAATTGAAACAACATGTCTTTCAGTAGCAAACCCTACTCCAAATATGCCCATACCAATTACAATACCAGCAGTATTTGTTACTTTTAATGTAGTATCAAAACTGCCACTAGAATTATAAGTTGTTTGTATACCTGATGATGAAACTGTTGTAATAGTTGTTGCTACAGGACTAATTGCTAACGGGTTATAATTATACTCGACCTGAGTGCCATTTGATACGTAAGAATCAGTATTATTTTTAATATGATAAATGTTAATTTCTGTACCAACATCTGGCGTATATGGCAGAGTAAAACTCCATGTGTTTGCATGTACTGTTACAAAATAATCGTCAAATGCAGTATTTGGGCTCCATTTATCTGAAAAATAAGGAGAAGATCCCCAACCTTTAGACACATCGAATCCAAGACCGTCGACTATAACTCCTCCATAGTCGATACCTGTCATTAACTGTGCTAGATCTTTACCAAGATCGCCTTCGCCTGGATTGTAAAAATAATTAATTCTATCAGCGGCATTCAAAATTGCATCGTTGATATAGTATGTAATAACTATTGTCGAACCAGTTGCAGGGGCATTGCCTACAACAAAAGATAACAATCCAGAGTATTGTGTATAACCATTAGTTGTCGAAGTAATAGTTGTTAAATTATACAATTCTCTTAGTACTGGAATACCGTTAACAACCACAGTTGAACGCCCTATAGTGATATCCGGACTCCATTTTAATTTAAATTGTAAGGCACTGCCTGTACCGCTAAATGTTTCTACTTGTTGTAACTGTGTGATATAATTTGTCTGTGTAATTCTATCAAATTTAATTCCAATTCTAGTAGAACGTATTACGCTATTTCCAATAATTGCAGATGCAGTCGCGGCTACACCTGTGCTAGAAATACCACCATCAATTACTACCTTAGGAGCAGACAAATATCCACTACCCGGAGTTAATAACACTATTCGATTAACTGTTCCATTGGTAAAAAATGCTCTTGCAGTTGCACCGTTACCAGAATCGCTGATAAATCTTACAGTAGGTTCTGTCAAATATCCAGATCCTCCGCTAGTTAAAACTAACTCGGTGACTTGGAATCCAACATTGTCAAGCCAGAATTTCCAAGGATAATTCTGAATATGATAGTCATCTGCTTGAATTTTTCCATCCTTAACTGTAGTATTAACTAAGACAATTTTATTATTTTCATATATTGGCTGTAGGTCAAAGTCAGTAACCGGCATCTCAGCAGTATCCATACTTTCGTAATTACTAACGTATTCTCTAATTTTAGTTCTATAAGGCTTAACTTCTGCTACATAGTCTTCAAAATTTGACAAATTGTCAACAGGATAATTTACAGGCTGACTTAACGCACCAACATTATGTTGAGCTTTGACAAAACTAGTTTTGAAAATCCAGTCAACATAAACTTGTTCGCTAAACACATATCTTATACTATTAAAGAATAAATTTAAATATTCTTGTTTAAGGTTACTAATAAAGATATTTGTCTTAATTGTTTTCAAAATAATTCTTAGTTCTGTAGAAGCTACTATGTCAAATACATCGCCATCAAAAATACTTGAATCATATCCAACATTTGTTCCTACAAATTCATATAATGAACTGTCTAATTGAATTGTTCCGTTTTGTATGCCAATTACGCTATAAGAAAGTGTCCAATCAACACTAGTTGAATCGGCATATTTTTCTAATAATAACCAACCTCCAGCATTTGCTGTTCTAATTTTTACAGTATTACCGATAGATGGCTCGATTGTGTTTAAATCTGCAAATGTATTAACAACATAGTCAGCTAATGTAAATTGATTGTAACCTGTTGCATACCAATCTACATAAGTCCAATATTTTCTAACATCATAACTTTGTGTTAGTGTTCTTGACCACAATTTATAAACTGTATCATATGTATAGATACTCCAGTTACCTTCTGCTTGACCATCACTATGTACTAGTACACTATAACTTCTAACTTGACAAATTGTTTCTCCGGCAATATATCCTTCACCAGCCGACACAACAGTTGCTCCGATGATTTGTCCTTGAGAATTTATTATGGATTTTACTACGGCTCCTTGACCAGGTCCTACTATTGTTATATAAGGTGCAACTACGTAACCTTTTCCTGAAGATACAATCTTTATTCCTGTAACTTTTCCGTTAGCATCAACTTCAGGTGTAATCTCAGGCATCACAAACGAAGTTGTGTTGGTATATTTTAATTCTGCATCAGTATCTAACACAGTATCATACAATCCTTGTATAATATTTGGTTCGGCATCGTACTGATTTAACTTACTTAGGTCGCTATTTTCAACAATTCTATTTTTTAATAAAATTTGATTCGTATATTCTATAAATTCTTTTAGTGCTTCAAATCTGTTTACAAACATGCCTTGGCGCGGTCTATTTTCAACACCATATCGAATTTTAACTGGTAACAAAGGATCTGGAACCAAACGACCTGATTCATCTGCACCGCATAAACTATCAATCCATTTTTGTTCAATTACACTCGGAAGTGTAATTGTAGGATCGTTGCTGATAATTTTCCACTGACTATGTACATTTTGGTCTGTTTTATCAATAGTCCAATATTCAACAGACAGTACTACGTTACTGCCATTTAAAAATGGTTTTATATTTGCCAAACTAAATGTGTTTAATCCAGTTAGTGCTAGGTACGCATAGTCTTGGCCACGTGGATTTGCAATTAAATTAGACACATCTTGGGCAGACATGTTTCTTCCGGGTACTTGTGGTACAATCTTTTTATTCTTAACCCAGAAATAGTAAGTATTTTTAAATGCTTTACTTATTTTGTCATAATTTTGTCTAGTAGAATAAACACTATCACCATATAGACTTGTTCCGCTGATGCCCACTGCTATCCCTGCCACAGTATCTGCTTGTGCATCCCATTGACTAGGTTTAAGATTTGAACTTACCCATTCGTAGATATCTACACTAGCTCCGACGGCTAGTGTATTCCAATTGCTATTTCTATAAATGATATCTTGGTCATAAGCGTTGACAAACTTTATAGTAGTAAGATTCCACCACAATGTACCAACTTGTTGTTTTGACCAAGCATTTGAACTATCAACAACTACCGCAGACGTGCCTGTAGAATAAACTGCTGGATCATAGAAAGTTTTATACTTAATTTCTTCTTCTGCTGGTCCAGGAATTTTTCCTTGTAAAGGATCAATCACATCAAGATATTTGATAAGATTTCCTGTAGCTCTATTGTATAAAAATGCCTTTTTAACTTTACTAATATCAGGTATATCAATTCTTTTATTGGTCACAGTCCAAGAATAAGTACCAGGCATTTTAGAATAATTGTAAATTTTTCCTGATTTTAAATTTCTATCTTGAGCGTAAGGTGCACCAACAAATATTTGATTTGCACCTACGGCAAATCCAACACCGTAACCGTCGCTAACTGTGTTTGAAGTTGGCAAAGTTTCACTGAACACCCACTTGGTTGCATACATATCATAAACGTCTACACGACCTGTATTAACTTGTGTTGTTAAGAATTGTGTTGAATCTTTATCAAATGTTGTAATACCGTTTGTATTAAATGTTGTTGTGGTAGTTGTATCGCCTGCCTGGCTATAAACAACCAATGTTTCATAGTCGTTCATAAAGGCAATTTTATTACCAAAACGTCCTTGTACTTCAGGATAGTGGTCAACCAATTCTTGATAAAAACTATAACTGTTGGAAGTATACTTGTAAACTCCTACTACGCCTTGTTGATTAACTTTAGTAGTAGATTTAATATCATCAGAAACAGCAATATAAGTTCCACTGTCAGAAATAGCAATACTCTTACCAAAATTATTATCAATTCCAACTAATGTTTGGGAAGGAGTTGTGGAAAATGCTGTTCCAGTTTTCTTATAAACAAAAATCTTACCTACAGTAACTCCGCCAGCATTAGAAATTAATAATGTATTTCCGTCGCCGCTTAATGAAACTGCACTTCCAAAATTTTCTCCGTTTACTGATCCTGTGAATATTTCACTTGAATCATAAACAAACCGTGTTGTTACAAAACTTAAAACGCCCAAAGGTGTTGAATTAGGACTTCCGGATAAAGCAAGAGTAGTTTCATCTATAATTGACGTTACATATTGATTAGATGTAAACCCAGTTCCGACAACATACATACCTGGCCTAATGCCCAATGTAGAAGTTACAGAAATAACAGCATTGTGACTTCCTACAGGATTATAAGATGTTGACACATTAGTTATTGTAGTGTATTTAAATTTATAAACTATACCTTTATTATTGTTGTAGCCAATTGCACCAACATACAAGACATTATTTCCAAAGGTTAATGTTGAACCAAACTGTTCATTTGCTGTTGGAGTTGGACTCAGTATTGTATCGACTAAAATGTATTCATTATTTGCATCTTTTTTGTATAAACTAATAACACCGTGTTTAGATAAATTATTATTTGTTCCAGTTATATCTACTGGAACATATGGCAACGCTGTCCAAGAAGTTATACCTGTAACAATTGATGCAACTGTAATGGTACCAGTATTAATATTATTAACACTATCAATTTTAATTAATAGATCATTTAATACATTGTCGCCACCCAAGGCTGCTCCAGAAATTCTAATATTATCTCCGACAACATAACCTGAACCACCGTTGTTAACAGAAATAATATAGCCTGATAAGATTGGAGTTACATTGAATGTAGCACCTGACCCAAGTATTATGTTACCAGGTAAACTAGTATAAGTTCTGTCTGGGGTAATTCCTGACCATGAAATAGTTTGAATACTATCTTGTTGTGGAGGAGTTCCCGTTACTGTAATAGTAATATCATTAACTGTGTCAAGTCCACCAACTTGTGATCCTAATATTTTAATTTTATTTCCAACTTTGTATCCTGCTCCACCTGACACAACATTTATTGTATAGGAAGCTCCAATAACAACAATAGTAAAACGAGCCCCTTGTCCTTGAGTTGATGTAATACCACTAACAGTATATGTGCTCTGTATATTAGAAATTTTTGTAGTAACATTAGCAATGGTACCAATTGTAGGTTTTGACCCTCCAGTTACTAAACAAGTTATTGAAGTATTGCTGTCAATGGATTGAATTGTTACGTTAGTTGGATAATTGCCAAACAAACTGCCAGTTCCATCATTAGCAACAAATGTTCCGTTGACTGCTAATCCAGCAGTATTATCTAGCTGATTAATAGTAACTACCCAAGGTCCGGTGGCATCCAACAAAACATTTACTGGAGTCACTAGACTTATTGTTCCAAAATTACTGATTTTAGAAACAGTTGGTGCTTGATAGTATATGCCACTGCTGGATACAATCGCACCGCCTGGATAAGAAGTACCAGCTATGAACGCTGAACCATGCACTACATCTTGTACTAATCGAGTAGCCGCATATCCTGCTAATGGGCTTCCAGTAGCTAACCATGTATTGTCATTAGAAATTGCAATTACATTAGCAGATACATTGGGAGAATTTAAATTAACTCCTGGAAAAGTATTTGCAGATATAGCTGGGTTGGAAATTGCTTGATGCTTAATCCAAGGTACAAGTATTCCAGATTTTGCATACACTAATGTTTTACCATCAGAGGTACTTATTGCTGAAATAGTACCAGTATTTGAAACAGCTATAGTTCGGCCATAGGTTAAACCAGCAGATGGAGTGGTGTTTAAAATATTGGCTTGACTATAAGCAGACTCGTATGTCCATGTAGCCCAAATTCCGTCATCTGTTTGAATGTTGTCGGTCCAAATTAATTCTTTATTTTTTAATCTACTTGGAGAAATATTGTCTAATAAATCAATAGTTGTAGTTCGTTGTGAAATTAAAGTATATACTGTAATACTACTTAAATTAGGAAATGGCTGCACCCACTTAGGCACAGTCGCAGACACTACAAATGAATTTAGCGATACTGAAATAATTTTGTAAAAACCATTTATATTTGTAGTTTGTGTTATACCAATATAAGAATTAACAGCAAATGTAACTAATTTTTCTGTAGTAAACGTCAATGTCTTGGCTGTTGCATCGTAGGCAACACCGACTACAGTAATTCCAATATCTGTAAATCTATACACATTCCAATAAAATGGAGGGGTGTCAAATGTACACCAAATGTAACTACCGTTTATAAGTTTACTTGGATCTTGACTGGTAATATCGCTAATATTACCTATAATAATATCGACATCACCTGAATTAACATGACCTGCATTACGCAACAAAGGTTGATAAGTTGTTGCTATTGGCCAAGGATACGAGTTATAGCCAGTTGGTTTTAGATAAACATCGGTGGGTGTTTGTTGTATAATAAAAGAATTTATACTAAGATCTTTCTGTTGAACAAGATCATAGCCCTGAGGATTATTTTTTATATCCCCATCATTTAAAATAAATTCAATTTGCTGGAACGCTGTACTTGCACCATACTGTCCTACACGCAACGCCCATTCTTCATAAAAAGATAAACTTTCTAGATTATCAGAACTTAGTACATCAAACAATTTGTTAAGAACATTTTGTGTTCCTTTTTCACGAATCATTCCTTGATAAAATTTAAATTCGCTAACATCGTCTTGAATAATATTATCTAAATACTGACGTTTTTGATAGCCAATTAAATGTTGACCCATAGTTTGTTGCTGTAGGTCAAAACTATCTGTGTCTAAACTGTAAAAATCTTGGAACTGTGTGGCTAAATTTGTCCAGTTAGGCAAAATTTGTGGTGTTGGTTTATTAGCCAACTGTGTCCAATCGCTTGCTACAAATGTAGTAGTTCCTGGCAAAAATTTATTTGCACTATAGTAATATCCTTGATATACAATAATATCTCCCATATTGTAATCAGTCCATTGTTGCCAAGATTTAACTACAGCTTGGTCAAACACAAAGCCAGGAATATCTAAACCGCCATACCAGTCTGGAGTTACATAGGCCGAAACTTTGATTCTTTCTTGTCTATATCCGCTTTCAAGATTATAAATTACGTCATTAAAAATTGTTGTATTATTAATAATTACAACATGTTCATGCTGAATTAAGTAAAAACTTGCACCATAAATACCGTCAGCTGTTCGGGGACTATAGCTTACTGTATTTTCATTTCTATAAGAATCTAAATCAGCTGGTTGAATTGCTGTGCCATCAACTTTAAAAATTTCATATGTGTTAAACAAGTTATTGATATCATCAACCACTGACAACGGAGCATTGAAATTAATTTTTCCGGCAGAAGGACTAAGACTGATAACACTACTGCCTACGTTACTTAAACCATCTAATTTAGTATAGTCGTCATAATTAAAAACACTGCTGGCAGGTAAATTTCTATTTGCACTATAATAATATCCGTTATATCTTACAATACTTCCATAGCTCACAGGCTGGCTTGGCAACCAATCGCTCCATTTGTCCTGACCTGTACTCCAATTTTGTGTAGTCCAGAATAAAAATTCTTTGGCACTAGTTTCCCAATTTGACACTTGACCGAGATTAGTATTGAATTCATTAAATTCAAATCCTTGATCCTTTAACCATTCTCCGTAGCCCTGTAAGAAATCAACTACTGCTTGTATTGTAGTAAATTCAGTTCCGTAAGGAACTACTAGTTCAGATGTTCTATCCCATACTTTTCTTAAAACGGCATTAACACCGCCATTAACTGGCAACGTTGGTAATACAGCAAAATAAGAATTGTCAAATGTAGCACTAGTATTTGTTGCAGTTGTTCTAAAATAAGAACCATTATATTTTACAATTGAGCCAATAGTATATTGTTGGCCTGCTGTCCAGGTAGTAAAACTTTCTGATATTCCACCTACGTTAATGCTAGTACCAGATTGAATATATGGGTAATATTTAAAATATGGCTGTGTTTGACTATAACCTGATATTTGATATCCACCAGTTTGCTTTGTAATAATTACACCGCTATAGGTTAATTTGTTTACAGGATTTGAACTATTTAAAATAACTGAATAATCTTCTGCTGGTATGAATACACTACCTGTGCTACTTGGTGTCTTTGAATCTAATAATAGATTAAATTGATTTTTATTAGTAAATGCACCTAGTCTATAACTTAATTGAAAATTTATGGTTGCTAGATCGGTGGCATAGGTATTATAAGATTTTATATTATTACTAAAAATATAGTTTAAAATAAGATCTACAACGTAATTAATAATACCCGCAGTTTGTACACGAGTATTACTAGAATAGATGCTAGGTAATACTATATCTGTAGGACGAATTCTTAAACCAGTATCTTTATAAATCAATTGTCCTGCGAGATTTCGTTGAATACGACTTCTGTCCAATAACAACCCTAGTGTTTTAGAAGGTGTTAATAATAGTGAAGTTATCAATACACTAAATGAATAATGACTGCTACGTCTCCATGCGGCTTCAACTGGTGCAACATCTCCAAATACAAAATCAAGATTACTACTTGGTGTTATAGTTCCTCTAGATAGGCCAGATTGTACAGGGCTTAATAAATTACCTTGTTCATCCACTGGAAGATTAGATATTAAAAATGGTTTAGCAAATTTTGATAGTTTAACCGGAGGAGTATTGGGATTTCTAACAATACCATCAGTAATATCTTGCCACATTACAAGATTATCACTAGTATATGGAGCTGGACCATACACGCTAGTCCACCATGTAGGTTCTATATTAAACCCTAACATCTCCCAAGGACAAATATGTGGTCTATCAGTGTCTAATAACCAACGATATACTCCTCTCCAATAGCCTGGTAAACTAGTATTGTCAGGTGCTGAATTGTAACTATAGTTGTAGGTAAAAGAATTATTAATATCGTAATTAATTGATTTAGTAAAATCTATTCCAACAAGTTTTGCCCATTTATAAAAACTTGGAGCAAGAACTGTATTAAATTCTTCTAGACTATAAACATTAGTTCTATTATAACTTGGTATGATATTAGTAATATCGAAAATTGTTGGATCATATTCTACTTTAATATTATTAAAAATTCGTTTTTCTAATTCTAAAATCAGTTGATCTCTGTAATCACCATAGGCTAATATTTGACTACCATCATGACCTTGGATCATTAATTGACCTTCAGGAATATTTACAGTAGTATCTGTATAAATTCTTGGTTCGTAACGTGGCCACATACCAAATTTAGTAGGTGTTGCTGGAACAAATGATCCATCTGTGCTTTCATATTCATAGGTTGTGATTGTATCGCCGTTGGTAAGATTAACTGTTGGAGCTATGACAACAAAACCTTGACTGTTAAAATTATAATCGCGACCGTAAACTAATTGTACACCATTATGATAAACTCCTACTGCCTTATTAGATAATTCAGTTAAACTAAAAGGAGTTGTTAATGGATAATTTTTAATTCTAAAATCAACTACAGACAAATCTGTTTTTAGACTTGCTCCATAAGGAATCATATCACTAAAATAATAAGGAGCAGTTTTAGGTTTATCTTTATTAATTTTTTCTAAAATTAAATCTACCAAAAATACAGGATCGCCGTCTATACCCAAATCTCCTGCGATTGCAATAAAAGTTCTTTTAAAATTATTATAATCTTCTCTAGCTTGTTCGATGGCTCTAATAACATTATTAGATTCGTTTGTAATATGGTATAAACTTAAACTTGCCGGACCACTATGCTGTACAAACTTTGTACCGTACGGTGTTATATTTCCTAAATCTCTAAGATTGCTTGCTCCAGGAAATGCTCCAACAAAATTAGTTAAATTATCAACAATAGAATTTACATGGTCAATTACTTCACCCAATGTAAAATCGCCCATGGTGTTATTCAATGGATTATTTTGTAAATTAATTGGAATTTCGTAGTAACCGTTTGCATTTATAGGTTGCGCAGAAAATGCACGTATTGTTAAAATATCTGTTAGTGCAATATCAGATTTAAGCACTACTTGTTTGTATACTGGTGTTGAAATCAACGACCAGTCAGATGCCGGTAAGCGAGTTCCATTAACATATACTCTTACAACTAGATCATTTAAATTGTTTAAATTATCAAATATATCAATATCAAAATTATTTGTTTTATTAGAATTTTTATAGATTCTTAACGCGGCTTGAGTAGTTGTTGCTAGAGATGTTTTCCAACCATTTTCATATATAAGATTACCAGCATAATCGTGGGTTACTAAAAATCCCGTATTAATTTGTTCGCTGACAATAGCTGTAGACTTTTTATACTGAAAAGAATCTGTAATAAGATCAAAGTTAAAAACTATATCGCCGATATTACTTACATTTTTATAGCTTAATGGAAACCCAAGTGTAGCATCGGCTACGCCTGTTCCAACTTTATAAGAAAATAATTTTGTTCCAACAAAAGATGATCCGCTGTAAGTGGATAAATTACCAAAACTAGTACCATTTGCATCAACTACATCAAATAAGGGAGGTTGATTTGTATTAGTTTTTTGTTGTCCTTTAACCCAAGCAGTGCCATCAAACCAATACATTAAACTTTGATTCTTAAAACCATTTTTAATTAAAACTACTTGATCAATTTTTGGTGTTTCAGCTTCAACTAGATGTATTTGCGGTGATCCTGAATTTAAATGAAGTACATCAATAAATTCTACTACATATATTTTATTTTGAACTAATGGATCGGTATCGGCAGTAAATAATATACGCTGTCCTTGTGACAACGCAACACCGTCGATGATACAGCCAGCAGAACCTTCAATGGTAGAAAATACATCTGTTGTAAAATCATCTATCAAATCTACATCAGGAATTGCTGTTGTACCAAAATTAAATAGCTTTAAATCAGCATGAAATTCTACAATAGGTCTGATAGCTCTTGTTGTTTGATCAATAGATGGTATTGTATTATTGTATATTGCACTGGTTGTAATTACATCTTTATGAAACCAACGATTATATCGGCTCCAAGGATTATGATCTTGACTAGCTCTATCAATAACAATATAATCTGAAATACTGGCATATCCAGTTGCATCGCTAAATGGTTCTTTATCAAACGGTGTGTTATCAAATTGTATCGATTCTGATACAGTATAGGGACTAACAATTTCTAATATATTTTCAGGCATTAGTCTAATAGCATTACCTACACCTTCAACATAAAATGCACCATTGGCATAATTAGAAGGAGTAACATTGCCGCCAAACGTTACTTTCATTCCATTACTTAAAGTTGTACCGTTAGATAATTGATATGTTTTTTTACCTAATATATCTGCTTCGATATTAATATAGGTGTTTTCGTCAATGTTGTATATTTCAATTGCGCCGCCAAGATTGATGTCAGATTCACTTTGATAATAAATGATATCAGGAGAATCTAACGGAACTGTGAAAGTTATTGTACCTTTTTCAATTCCGTAATTGTTAATATTATCGGTTACATATCTGTCAGTTGTACCTGTTGCTCGAGATAGTTTAAAACTAAAAGGATTACCTGAACTTGATATTTCAAAATGATAAGTTTGACCTCTATACAATTTTAGTATAGGGTTTGGTGTAAATCCGTCGGGGGTAAAAACATATTGATTATCGTTGCCGTTAGATTGTAATTGTACAGTATATGTACTAATAATTGTTTGTGCTTGCCCATAAATTCTAATAGGCTCTGGACCGTATGGCAACCAATAATAGTTTTGAAAATTTACTAATTTGTCCCAATCAATATGCGGATCCCAACTGTAAAATTCTTGTTCATTAACTCTTGCATGATTAGTAGTATTGGCTCCGAATACATTTAACTGATTAATAAAATCTAAATAATCTTTAAAAAATGTTATATTACCAAGGCTATCAGTTACTGTAGCACCTGGTTCTAATTGATAGTGTTGTCTATTTGCATCTGCGGCTGATATGAAAATATCTTTACCTGTTGATGCTTTACTATTTTCTTTACCAATGTATCCACTAATCTTATTAACTGAACCTGGTTGATATAATTGGTCTAAAGTAGCCTGTAAGAATTTTTTATTAGCAGGTGTTTGATAAAAACCTGGTAGTAAATTTGCAGTAAGACCTGTATTTCCAGTTGGGTTATTAACCATTCGATGCTCCGTTTGTTGCGCTGGTTATATTTTGCGAATTAATTACTGATGTCAATGCTGTGCCTGTTACTGTTTTTAAGTTAGTGGATGTTAAACCTGATACAATAACAATATCACTAGCAGTAGCACAACTAATGAATATTTGATCGCTTGGACAAATAATTTCAAATAAGCTACCAAAATATTGGCCTGCTTGTTTAGGTACAATTACAAAACTAGTTATGTCCGGAGATAATTGTGTTATTATATACGTCGATAATTCTGAGAAATAAAAGGTATCTCCAAAATTCCAATTTTCCAAGGCAAAGAATTGATTAATTGCTATTAAAATTCTCGATGTAACATCTGCTGTTGATACCGCAGAATTTGGATTTATAATTACATTAAATGTAGCTTGTAGACTTAAATCTGCCGCGGCTCCAAATAATAACTTATAGCTTACAGGATGATATATGATTTCATCACTAATAGATTTTATTAGATTTAAATTTGGGCTCAATAAACTATTAAGTTCGTTACTGCTTGGTGGCAATGGTTTGCTAATGTTTGCACCAGACAGCCATTGTCTAAATGAAGTATCATAACTGTTAGTTAATACATAGATATCAATGATGTTACTAGATCCTGGATCTATTCTACTGTCATAATCCGCACTATGTGTGTATTGAAAACGTAATTTATCTCTACCTATGTAAACTTTATAATCTAAACTAGGCGAAAATATACCTGTAGTTTTGCTATACTGTTTTACTACATTAACATCGACAAAATAAAAATATTGTCCGTCAACTTTTTGTGCGGCAGATACAAGACTTTCAGTATTAAGTATGATCACAGGGCCAGTTACAGGATCGTTTGGAATATATCGATAATCTTCTTGACCTTGGGTAATCAAATATTTTTGTTCAACTATGTATTTGTTATAACCAGAATTTGTTGGATTAACAATGTCTAAAAATAATTGCGGATTGTCCACCACTCCATTATTATTAGAATCTGCAAAACTAACAACAATTTTCTTTGAATCTACATATCCATCTAATCCATTGTAAGCACTTACAATATCCCATACATAATCATTATTAAACGACTGTGTTGTATTTGGTTGTGTATTAATGTTTAATATTTTTATGTTATCTTTTACTATTGAGGTAGATACAGTATCATATATTTTTGTATTGGTATCAAAGTAAAAAGTTACTTGTTGATTACTTTCAAATATATAACGCAACTGTCTAGAAGTTACGGTATAGTATTGATTATTAGTTGTAAACAACAGCATCCAACTAGAATCTTTTTGACTATTTGATGTATCACCTTGGTTGCTTAGGCTAAAAGGACTACTGGTATCCAAGTTAGTTTCAAATATAATTTGCCAACTTTGACTTGTACCGTCGTATCTTAAACCAAATAATTGATTTGAAAAAATTAAATCAATCATAGTTGTAATCACAGTTGAATCAATAGTTTTTGTAAATTTTGGAATAATTTGACTTACTATTGCTCCATTAGGTACTACTGAATCTAATACAATTGGTCCAAAGTTTGTTGATAAGATACCAGTACCACTAGCAGTACCATCATCTACTACACTAACAACTTCAGTCCAAATATAAGAACTTGCACCAGTAACATTTACATTTCCATCAGATGGAGTAACAATTTTATTTTTATTTTTTGTATCAAAATATTGTGTTGATGTATTTGTTACAGTAAATTTTACCAATGCACCTGGTGTTAAATATTTTAAATCAGTTGCTGTATATGAACCAACAGGATAAGGTTGAATACTTTGTGTTCCGCCGACACCGCCAACGTATCCAGATGAAGTATTACTATCGCTTGTTATATTATACCAAACAATATTTAAACTAGCTGTAAGATAATTTACATAATTTAAGTAGTAAAAATTACGAAAATCAGGAGTGTTTAATATATCATAAACTTCATTATAGATAATTCCTTCGACATCATTTTGTGTCAAATAATTAAAATTAATACTACTGATATAATTTTCTTGATATATTACGCCATCATCGGCAAATAAATTAGTGCTTGAATATTTGCCTGTTGGGTCAGTAAGATCAAAATAACGACTAATACCACTACTAGATCTATTGACTGCTTTAACTTTTGAAACTTGTGTTGTTGCCGATAAAGGACTAATATTGTAGTCTTCGCCAGTAATCATACGATTTTGTGTATAGTATGTCTGCGGAGCATTTTGTTGTACACTGGCGTTTGTTTCGCTTATTGCGGCATTTGACACAGTGGTTGGTAAATTTAAAATAATTGATAATGTTTCTATTTTGCCTTGAGCACTAGTGTAAGGAATTGTGATAGAAACATTTCTGATGTCTGTTGGATTAATAGTGTAAGTCAAAGCATTGCTGGCTCTATAATAAACTCTAAAATCTCCAAGAGGTAAATTTCCAAATGTACCATCACTAAAACTTAAACTAATAGCATCACTTGCTCTAGTAATTACACTATAAATATTTTTAATTTTGCTACTCAAACTATTGTAGATAATATTATTTCCAGTAGTAGCAGGCACTTGTGTCCATAAAGTGCTTTCAAGGCCATTTTGATTTAGGCTATATAACCATACATCGGTATTGTTAATATTTTGTGTGTCAATATTAATTTGTTGATTGCTACTTGGTTGGCTAACATTAAATGTGCCTTGATTTAGTGTACCTTGTGTAAAATTAAAAAAGAATCCTGTACCAGCACTACCAGCACCATATCCATCGTCTTTGTAGATGCAGGCTATACTATTGCCAATTGTTGGAGGTTCTTCATAAATGTATGTTTGACCTTTAAATGTTGTACTGGTAATTTCAAAATTCATTGATTGCCCAGCTACCGTTTTATTAAAACTATAAACTGGCACTGCTGTACTAACAGCATTAAATCTGTATTGTGCAGTACTAACTCCATAAATTGTTCCGCTATCACTAGGATTACCATATTGCTGTGTGCTAGGCATTGCGGCGTTAATTATTTTAATAAACTGATCATACCAGTTGGTGTTTGCACTATCATTCCAATTGATATATTGTCCTGATAAATTACGCCCGTTGCTGTCAATAACACTTTCTGTAGTAGAAACTGTGGCAAATTTTAATAGGCCAGTTGCGGCTGTATTGCGACTAGCGTTATAGCTGACCAAGCGCCCTAGACGTAAAATACTGTCACGGCGTTCTGCTAGTTCTAGGAAGTTTTCACGGGCATTTAAGTCAACACGGAAAGCTATGCTTTGGCCCACATAGGCAATAAGGTCGATAAGGGCAAGGTATTCGCTAGACTCAATATAATCGTTAAAATCTTCAGGGAAATTCGTACGAATGTAATCAATCATTGTACGGCGTAAGTTATCAAAATCGTAACTTTGGAAGTCTGCATTCTTAAAAGACTGGTAGATTTTCTTCCAATCTTCAGATATTAACAGGTTATTTTGTCTATCTGTTGAGCTCATATTATGTCCTATATCTGTATTTATTGAATAAAATTATGTGGGCAGTTAATTACAATGTTGATAACAATCCGTTTTGTTGATCAAACTGTAATTGTAAATTCTGCTGTATGTTATAGGGCAAATACTTCAAAACACATTCAATTTGTAGCCCTGTATCATATGGAGTAATAACAACATTTTCTGCTTGTACCCTAGGATCATAATTGATAATTGTATTAACATTTTGTAAAATAATGTCTTTAACTTGCTCGGTTAAGGGTTCAAAAATCAAAGCCCATATAATGCATCCAAACTGCGGATTCATTAAACGCTCACCTTGACGTGTATTAAAATGATTTAATATATCTTGTTTGATTAAGTCAAAATCGTACAATCTAAAATTTTCAGAATTTGTGTTGACTGAACTAAATCCCCTGTACATCTGAGGACTAGCTATAGATGTTGATTTAGCTGGTAATGTAATTTTATTAAAGATTGTGGCCATTATTAACTTCCTTGATTTGCGCTAGTATCTTGCGGTTTTGGTCTAGTAAAAGTATCTACTGTAGTTGAGTATACTTTCCATGCATCTGGTACAGCAATATCGTCAGATGATTCTCTATCTGTTTTATCACTAACAAAACTTTGAGGATCCAGATTTTCATGATGTGGCCAAGGCTCTATGTTTGGAATACGTTGCATAATGCTCTTAATAACATTTGTAGACGTATCATCTATTGGGTTTATATGTGTACTAAGAGGATCTGGTTTATCAGCTTTATCAGCTTTGCCAGCTGTTGAGGCTGCTGGACCATTCATATGAATCAATGTTGCAGTTTCAATATGATTACCGCCACTATTGATGTTTGTATCGCCGCCTGCTGTAAAATTATTATGACCTCCTGAATTCAAATCATAATCTCCGCCGCTGGTAAGAAGTGTATTGCCGCCAACATTAATATCAAGATTGCCGCCAACAGTATAATTGTTGTTACCATCGATTGTATTATTTTCTTTACCAGAAACATGTATTGTATTATCGCCTTTTACGATAAGAATTTTGTTTCCGCCTATTTCTGTTTGATGTCGATCTGCAACTTTTAAGTTAAAGTTACGACCTGCTTCCATATTAATATCTCGGTCAGCATAAAAATTAATATCATTTTTTGAATGAACACTTATACTGTCAGCCGCATAGATATCAATCTTACCGTTGCTGGTCATTTCAATCCAACTAGTGCCAGCGGCATTACCAATGTAAATTAAATCTTCACTATTGTGTAACAAAATTTGATGCCCGGTACGTGTCCTAATGCGTACTAATTCATTATGAGGAATTTCAACATCGCCACCATCTTCTCCTAATTCTACACTGGCGTATTCTGGAGGATTTGCCGTTGCCGATCCTTTGCGCAAAAATGCTGGATCGCCATCGTCCATGACAAATGTAGTTCCGCCAAGTCTACTAACAAAGACTTGTGTTTTATATTCTTGTTTGCCAACAGGACCTTTTTTAGCAGAATCACCACTACCAGTATCTGTTCTTTTATCTATTGGTCCAGGTGTGCTGATACCAAACACTGTGCTTGGAGTTTCGCGTCTTGCACTGCTGGTAGTAATACCCCTTGTATCATCTAACAACAAGCCTTGTCTTGACAATACTTCTGCTAAAGGATGTTTGGCTTTTAATACTTGTTCTGGATCGTTAATACCAGTAGCATTGATAATTTTATTATATTCACTAACTGGAGATCTACCTTGTGTGCCATTATTATCACTATCTACAGATTCAACAACTTTTTCTGTTGCGGCTAATCCAGGCAACATAAAGTTCATTGATTCGTCCATTACGCATCCAAACCAAAAACCACGTTTAGGATCACCATCGACAAAGAACACCATTACAATAGATCCAGGGTCAGGTGGAACGAACCACATGCCATAACTTTTTTGACTATTATTATAATCGTTAGTGCTATCATCAACATAGCCCAAGTTAGTAACACCATAAAACGGGTTTAGCATCCTTACATGTACTAGTTGACTTTCATTATCTGTATTACCAGATGGTCTCAGTAGTTGTACTTCAAGTACACCCATATAAGTAGGATCTTGATGGCTAACTACCTTGGCCAAAAATGGACCAGGGCGCGGCATTGGATCATGTGCCGGGCTGTAATTGTCGTCATAGATATTCATTTTTAACCTTCGCCCCAGCCGTTGTTTGGAGCAGTTGATCCTGTTGGATTTGTAGCAGATATTAGTTTAGGGTCATTAGTTGGTTTATCGCCAATTGTTTTTTGTGTTCCAACATTAAACGAATCTGTCTTGGCGGCTTGTTTAGAACTTTCCTGACCTTTGCGTCTCACTCCTACTATATTCTGTGTAAACTTTCCGTCTTTGAAATGGCTGGTTAATTTTTGTATTTTATATAGGCCGCTAAAATGTACTACGGGAGCAGATTTAGTGCCTGATCCAAAATTATATAAACCAGTTGATTGATTAATATCTATCGGACTTCTAAAATTAATTAAAATATCGACTTCGCCATTTTGCCAATTTACTGTTCCATCAGAAGTAAGATTATGGTATTCGGTTGATTGACTGGTATAATTGCCTGTGCCGCTTTGAGCAATATAATACGGGTCTCCTATGATTTCCATGTTTAATGTTGTTTGTTCGATACCAGTGGTAACAATATCAAAAAATTGTCTGGCAGCTCTAGTTTCGATACTTTCGCCAGGACTTCCGCCTTTATTATCGCTCGAAGTTTCAGTTTGAGCTGGTCTGGCACTGTTAGGAACAACAGGAGTTTTAGTATCTGCACTTTGTCCTTTGGGCATTTGATTAGGTACAGACACATCTGTAGTACCTTGGCTTTGCTGAGCTTGTGTTTTAGGATCTAAAGATTTTGCAGGACTAGTAGCTGATAGTTTAGTATAATAACTGGCATTTAATTCTATATCAAACTTTAGTATATCTACATTTTTTCCAGTATATAGATAGTCATATTGTTTTACTGCGTGTTTTTTTAAGGCATCTAAACCATATGGTCTTAGATTATTAGCAGTTGTACTACTAGATCCAACGTCATACTCTGTTACTTCATACACATAAATGCAAGGTTTTTCTCCGGTGTACCCATCATTAGCATTTGTGTCCACAATGTAAACCTTAGTGTGTATTCTCCATAAAGTTTTGTAACCTTCTGGACTAAGTTGGAACGGATCAAGTGTTACTTTGGTAGGAAACACGCTTTGTAAAACCACTTGATTAATTGCGTTTGGTATATCGGAATCTTGTCTAAATTGAAAATTGCTTGAATCATAATTGATAGTGTTCAAGCCACGTTTCCAATAATTGCCAGCGGTATCGTATAGTTCAACTTCTTTTCCGTTAGGTATTGAACCTTTTTGATCAACACTAAACGGCATTTTTGATGTGCCAATAGCATTAGTATCTGCTGTTTGTTGTACAGACAGACCAGTTGTCTCGTCTTTAGAAACACCTATAATTTTGTATATTGCTTCTGATGTCTTGGCACTAGTAGTAGCACTTGATTTTACTTCTGTTTTGCCGCCAGCACCACTTTTTTGACCACTATATGAACCTTTCTTTGGAAATAAAATAATATATTCATCTGGATAGGCAACTAATTTATCATATACTTTTTGTCTAGCTTTCTTGTTCAATAATGCTTGTAGACTTTTTTCACCGTACTGTAAAATTTCTTGTACAGTAACTCCACGCACACTGTGATCGACTGGAATGTTTGCAATGGCAGAACTCAATGCTGATTGATTCCACGGTTGGGCCGTACATTCGTATATCATACCCATAGAGTCAACTCGTGAGTTAATTATTTTTAATCTCATAGGAATTTTTCTACTGGTATTTGGTATTGTTGCAATTTTTCCTGTTTCAGTGTTACCTCTAAAATCTATAGTTAATAGAAACACAGCTGACAACCAATTAGTGTATCCTGCGTTTTGTGCGGCTACTTGGCAAGACATCATAAACATGCCCATACTATATGGTTCTCTAATCTCAAATTTTATACTGGCAGTATTGGTATTTTTATTTTTTTCAAATCCAACCACTGCGGCCATTTCTAAATTTTCAATAAAGAAATCAAATTGTCCATAGTTTGTTTTTACTCTATTGCTAGGGTCAATGTTTGCTGATTTAGCTATTAAATCATATTTTTTAGATTTCATATAGCTGGTGTCTGGTGCGTTAGCGTCTGCTGGAGGTATAACAGCTATGCCTAATACATAATCATAACTTGCATAACTAAACAAAGGATTGGGTAAAGGTAACTTTACACTAGCACCTAATTTCTTTATAAAAGATCCAGCTCCTCCTAACAGGCCTCCAATAGCACCGCCTATGCTACTCAATGCACTGGCTGGGCCTGAATCAAGCAATGAGCTTGCACTACTGCCTAAACTACTAATAGATGTAGTTGCAGAATTAATTAGTCCACTAGCATCGTCAAGTAATCCCATATTATAGTCCTAACACTGTGGTTAAACTACTACCTTTTGGTATGTAAATTTGTGTACCTGGAACAAAATCTAAAATAGGATCTTGTAGTACGTCTAAATTGCGTTGAATAAACACCCACCACAAACCAGGTTCACCATACAAGTCACTGGCTAATAAATCTGGACGATATGTATACTGAGTTTGTATTGTATATAAAAAATCATCAGGATCTGCGCTGACAGGTCGAATAGTCAGTATATCCAAATAATTATTAGTTATTGTAGTATTGTACCAAGGACTTGTATTAATATAATTTGCTGACATTTTAAATATATCCAAATGCGTTGTTTAAATATCCGCCTTGAACAAATCTATCAAGACTAAAATTACGTGCGCTACTTCTACTGTATATCGGTTGTAGGGTCACAACAAATGTACTCTTAGTTGGCACATGACTTACACCTCCGCTGATTGATCCGCCTAGACCAAATGTTCCTGCAAGTGCGGCCACTTGACCTATACCTCCTGCAATATTGCTAACGCCTCCTAAAAATCCGCTAACACTACCACCAAGGTCTGGTCCTAAAATACTACCAGCTACTCCGCCTAAACTACCAGCTAGACCTCCCACACTGTCTGCAAGACCTTGTGCGGCTCCTGCGGCACTACCTACAACATTAACACCGATGTAATCGCATTTATCATCTAATGTTGCCTGTACTTGTGTTACTACCACAGGTATATTTTTAAACACATAATTTCCATAACCGTTTAAAAATACAATTGGAGGAGGATTACCTGCTTTAGGATCAAGACCTGCAAACATTTTTGTTAAACTTCTTAAATAATGAAGTGCGGCAATCCAGTATAATCCTTGTGTTGGATCTTCAACATTCATCGGTGCTGTAATAGTTATCGTTCCTGGATCACTATTCTTAAAAGCCTGGAAATTGAAGTTAGTATGAGTTGTTGGAATGGTATCATATTTGGCTCCACTATTCATTGCAATAGTAGGAGTATAAGGAAATATTAAACCACCGGCATCTTTTAATGGTTGCAACACTGGGCTAGATTTAAATGAGCTCCAATTAGCTAGGCTTAATCTAACCCGCCAATCATTAGGATTTGCATCGCCACCAAAGGTAGACACAGCACTTATGATATCACCAACTGCTTCACCCGCTGCCGGTAAATCAACACTACGGATAGCACCCATGATATCGCCACTCATTGCTTGGTCTAGTGCGCCGCTCAGGTTACTAACTGCACCGGAAGCACCCGTTACTGCGCCCAATACGTTTTGCGATGCACCTATCGAAGATGTTAAGTCAAGTAATCCCATAATGTTTTTCCTTTTGGTATATTATTTATTTGACTTTATTAAGTGCGTAGTTTATAATGTTACATCGGAGACTGAATAGGATGACACCAAATACACCTAAAGTAAACTATCTAAACAACAAAGATATGCTACTTGAAATACATAAAAGCAAAACATCATATTGTAGCTTTACCAAACCAGAATATCACCAATATGACATCATACTACCCAGTGTAGATAAGATTAATATAAGAAGTATCGCAGAAGCCAAACGTGCTAGGGCTAAACGTCAAGGCGATGAAGAATATACCAGACGTAAACGAGCAGGCGAAAAAGTCAAACAAGCAGACTGCGAAATTGACTACAAAAAAATAGCCAAAACGGATGTAGTTTTTAGGATTATGACTTACGATCATGTACCTGGAAATACTACTCGTAAAAAGAATCCAAAAAGCACGGCAGACAAACATGACAAAGTAAACTTTCCTCCATTCCAACATTGGAAATTTAACGATGAAGATGAGTTAATATGTGTGGGCAAGAGTCATTGGAAGGGCGATTTAGAGAAAGGACACTTTGATAAAGATGCTGGCCAAATTACTAACACCTTAGCACGTATGATGTTAAAATTATGTGAGAGATACGCTACTCGCGGCAACGTGCGTGGCTACACATATAATGATGAAATGAAAGGCCAAGCTATACTACAGTTAACACAAATTGGCTTACAATTTGACGAAAGCAAGTCGGATAATCCGTTTGCTTATTTTACTGCGGCTGTGACTAATAGTTTTGTTCGTGTTATTAATATTGAAAAACGCAATCAAAATATACGTGATGATATACTAGAAATTAACGGTATGAATCCAAGTTATAGCCGTACTGGTGCTGGAGAACATGCGGCCGCACTAAAACGAAACGAGGAAGCTAGTGAGTAATAAGTACACAATGCCAATCGCCTATGATAAATAATTATAGGAGACATTAACTATGAAATATAAAATTGATTATTATGGATACGTTTACGAGTGGACAAATACTAAGAATGAGAAAAAGTATATTGGATCTCATTACGGATCTGTGGATGATTATTATATAGGATCTGGTAAGGCATTTAAGCCAGCATACACTCGAAATCCAGATCTTTTTAAGATGAATGTATTAGAATATCTTATTGAAGACGATAAAAAACTACTGTTAAAAAAAGAGCAAGAATGGTTGGACCGTATTCCCAATATTAGAGAAAATAAAACTTATTATAATCTAAATAATTATTCTTTAGGCGGGTCGAGCCATATAACAAGAAAACATATTGAAAAAAGATCAAATACATTAAAAGAAAAACACGCAAAATTAGGTCTGAGCGAGGCGGAACGATTATCCTACAAAACTAAAATTGAAACAAGACTAACAAGAATCGCGTCCGTAGGGTTTACAAAAAAAGAAAAAGAACAACATGCAAAATACGGATTCCAGGTACAAGTAACTACACCCAACGGCGAGATTAAAATATTTGATTCATGCGGGCAAGCAACAAGAGCATTAGGAATAGATGTACAATACGGATTAAAAGTTTGCATCAAAAATCTTGATTTTCGAGGTTATAAGATAGTAAAATTAAGAGATCCATTAGTGGATTGTAGATAAAGGAAAATATGGAAAATTTATTTAAGAAAGCGGCTGTATTTACAGATCTCCATCTTGGACTGAAAAGTAATTCGTCAATTCATAATCAAGACTGCGAAGATTTTGTTGACTGGTTCATATCTAAAGCAAAATCCGAAGGATGTGACACAGGATTATTTCTTGGAGATTTTCATCATAATCGAAATACATTAAATGTAGTTACAATGGATTACTCGTTGAGAGTTCTGGAAAAGCTCGGTCAGGCGTTTGATAACTTCTATTTCTTTCCTGGTAATCATGATTTGTATTACAAAGACAAACGGGACATACACAGTGTGGAGTTTGGAAAGTATATACCTGGTATCACTGTGGTACATGAGCCTACTACTATTGGAGATGTCACGCTGTGTCCCTGGCTGGTTGGTGAAGAATGGAAATCAATAAGCAAAAAAGGTGGCAAGTATTGTTTTGGACATTTTGAATTACCTAAATTCTTTATGAATGCCATGGTACAAATGCCTGATCACGGCGAACTTCAAGTAGATGCGTTCAAGGGGTTTGAACTAGGATTCAGTGGGCACTTTCATAAACGCCAACAAAATGAAAATATGATTTATATTGGCAACGCATTTCCGCACAATTATTCAGATGCTTGGGATGATGAGCGTGGTATGATGGTGTTAGAGTGGGGAGGCACTCCCACGTATTTTACTTGGCCTGGACAACCTACATTTCGTACAGTTAAATTAAGCCAGCTAATCGATGAAGCTGATAAAATTATTAAACCTAAACAACATCTTCGTGTGACTTTAGACATTGATATTAGTTTTGAAGAAGCTAGTTTTATTAAAGAAAAATTTATTGGTGATTATGACATTCGTGAACTAACACTAATTGCAGAAAAGAAAGAAGCTGAAATTAATACTAGTATTGATATCCAGGCTTTTGAAAGCGTAGATCAAATTGTAAGCAATCAGATTATTAGTATTGACAGCGAAACATATAACAAAAACACCTTGTTGGAAATTTATAATAGCTTATGAGTATAAAACTTAAAGAATTAACAGTTAAAAATTTTATGAGTGTGGGCAACCAGACCCAGGCAGTAAACTTTGCCCAAGAAAATCTAACCCTTGTACTGGGTGAAAATTTAGATCAAGGCGGCGATGATAGTGGTTCACGTAACGGTACAGGTAAGACAACTATTGTAAATGCCTTGAGTTTTGCCCTGTTTGGCAATGCATTAACTAATATTAAAAAAGATAACTTGATTAATAAAACCAACAATAAAAATATGTTGGTAACACTGGCTTTTGAAAAAGATGGCACAGACTATCGAATTGAACGTGGCCGCAAACCTAATGTACTACAGTTTTTTGTTAACGACCAAGCTCAAGAAACTGAAGAAACAGATGATGCACAAGGCGACATGCGTGAAACACAAAAGGATTTAGATGACCTGTTAGGCATGAGCCATGACATGTTCAAACATATTGTTGCTCTTAACACATACACTGAGCCGTTTTTAAGTATGCGGGCCAATGACCAGCGTGTGATCATTGAGCAATTACTAGGTATTACGCTTCTTAGTGAAAAAGCAGATGCACTCAAGGAATTGGTCAAACTGACCAAAGATGCTATTACACAAGAAACAGCTAACATTGAAGCTACCAAACGCAGTAACGAAGGCATACAAAAAAGTATTGATAGTCTACTGACTAAACAAAATGCCTGGAATACACAACATGCACAAGATTTAGAAAAGATTGGTCGTGCTATTGTAGAACTTGAAAGTGTGGATATTGAAACTGAACTTGCGAAGCACAGCGAGCTGAAAGATTTTTCTGAAAAATCAGCGAAGCTGAAAAGCCTAGAAAAGGAGCAAGCTACTTTGAATAGCGCGATAGCGCAAGCAGAGCGAAGCGTTACGAAGTATAACGGCGAGCTTGCCAAGTTGGCTAACAAGACCTGTCACGCATGTGAACAAGAACTACATGATCACAAACATGAAGAAATGACCACTGTTGCACAGGGTCACCTCAATGAAGCAAAAAAATACTATGACAAAGTTTCAAAAGACTTAGAAAAAATTCAAGCCGAGATTCAAGCAGTGGGCGAAATACCCCGCAAGCCTGTTACTTACTATGATACAATTGAGCAAGCTCTTAAGCATCAAAACAACTTAAAGACCTTGGAAAATCAACTGGTACAAAAAAGCCACGATGCTGATCCTTATCAAGAGCAAATTGACGAACTAACCGACACAGCTCTCCAGGAAATTTCATGGGACCGTGTTAATGAACTTAGCAGTCTCAAGGATCATCAAGAGTTCTTGCTTAAACTGTTGACATCAAAAGATTCGTTTATTCGTAAAAAGATCATAGATCAAAATCTAGCCTACTTGAACAATCGTCTAACCTATTACTTGGACAAGATGGGTTTGCCACACAGCGTACTATTTCAAAATGATCTTACAGTTATGATTACTCAACTGGGGCAGGACTTGGATTTTGACAACCTATCACGGGGTGAGCGCAATCGTCTTATCTTGGGTCTGAGTTGGGCGTTCCGCGATGTATGGGAAAGCCTATATCAAAACATCAATTTACTGTTTGTAGATGAACTAATTGACAATGGCTTGGATGCTTCGGGTGTAGAAGGCGCACTGGCTGTATTGAAAAAAATGGCTCGTGAACGCAAAAAGAACATATTCTTGATATCACACAAGGACGAACTAATTGGTCGTGTGAACAATGTGCTAAAAGTCGTTAAGGAAAATGGCTATACTAGCTATGCCAACGACTTAGAGATCAATGAGTAAACACGTTGAGCCCACTCCATATCAAAATGAAGAGTCGCATGAGCAACTCATGGCGGCGTTTAGGGAATATTTTAAGGCAAATCAAGATTGGCAAGCAAAAGGCACTCGCAGGGCAGGTGAAAACATGCGCTATTGGCTAGCGCAGATTCGTATAATAGCTCGTGATCGCAGAGCACATGTACAGCAGTACCGTGTATGGCTGGATCGAGACAAGGCTCTACGCAAGGCAAACCAAAAGGCAAAGGGTACCAATGAAGAATAATATACATACATTATGTCTTGGTACTATAACAATGAAATCGTTGAATCGCTTCCGGAAGAATGTGTTGGGTTTGTATATTTGATAACAAACATGACTTCTGGGCGTATGTACATAGGCAAAAAATTAGCAAAATTCTCAAAAACTACTTACAAAACAGTAAAACTCAAGAACGGCACTAAGAAGAAAAAGAAAATCCGTAGCAAAATTGATTCAGACTGGCGGGACTATTACGGTAGTTCGCCTGAATTAACCAAGGATGTTACGCAGTTAGGTACAGAAAATTTTCGCAGAGAAATACTTTTCTATTGTAAATCAAAGGCAGAGTGTAGTTATATCGAAGCTCGTGAACAGTTTTCACGCAGAGTTCTTGAATCCGATCTCTATTATAATGGTCATATTCAAGTGCGTGTACATGGTTCACATATACTCAAGTCCTAATAATTCAGGCCGTTTAATCACCAAATAAGCCCGCACTGGCGTTGTTAAAGTGCCCGAAATCCGTTCTGATGTGTGACGGTAAGGTAGTTCTGCTTGGTGACAGAGTTATACATTACTATCCTTTACAGGACGATGATCAGATACGCCGCTAACTGGTTTAATGTGTAAGTAGTTGAGAATAAGGCTAAAAGAGGGGTAGTAGCCCCACGGTTTAATATGTGTTAGCGTATGTATTAAGCCCGCCGTCATATAAAGACATAGCTCGTGGTACCGGATGACCGCCACTGTAATGCTATAACGCTAAGGTGATATTGTGCAACTCAGATAATGTCCATTTCGCTTTGCCCGCCAGGGCAAAGTGTGACTGAACAATCTAGATAATATCTTAACGCTTCGCGTTTTAATTAAAAGATTAACTACTCCTTAATAGTTCGAGCTCAAGCGAAGAACAGAAGAACGCAAGTTCTTCTTCCAGTACTAGATAAATATCACATAGGAAACAACAAATGCGTGTTATTGACATTATAAGCCAAGATCTCAATGAGGGTAAAATCAGTACTCCTGTTGAGTTTATATGGGATTTATTTTTAAAATCTGAAGGACGTGCGGCTGCTCGAGAAGCAGTTGCGGCTACTGAAGCAGTTACCAAAGCGGCTGTTAAAAAAGGTGCTCCGTTAACTCCGGCAGAAATGGAACGTCTTGGCATTAAACCTGAACTACGTAATAATCCTCAATGGACTAGACAAACCGAAGACAATGTTCGTATAGAGCTGGCCAAACGTGCTCCCAAGGTTAAGACACCTCCTGAGCACAAAATTAGACCTGCTGAAGTTCCTACTAGCCCACGTCCAACTATTAAAGGTGCAATGAATAAATTGTCATTGGCCACTAATCGATTTGCCAGTTTAGCCAGTAAACTAACTGCTGTTGGTATTAGTGTAGCACCTTTTTATACCTATAACGAAGATGTCAATAGACTAAAAGAAATGTTGGATGCTGGTGAATTAGAAGGTGGACAAGCAGAATTTGAAGCACAACGACAGGCCAAAATGAGTATTGCCATAGGAACATTTGCCGCAAGCCTAACAGGTTTCTTTGCCATCAAGAGTGTTGGCCGTGGATCCAGTTGGTTGCTTGGATGGATTCCTGGATTTAAACCTGCTATGAGTTTGCTGACCAGTGCTGGAGCAATTGCTCTTGAAGAATGGTTACGTGGTCCTGATGGCAGAAAATTAATTGCCAAGGCATTTGCTGAAGATATGTTTAAATTAGATCGTATATTTGGTGCACCAGTAATCAAAGCTCTAGACGAATTAAAGAAAATGTTCCCTATGTTTGATAACGGTATTGGCTCGCCTGGTGCAATGACTCCTGCAGATAGAGCCAAAGCAGGTGCGGCTAATAAATCTAATATCTCTGCAACATCATCTGCCGCACCTGATGATAAACTAAATGCTGTTGACCCCAAAACACAAGCAATGTTAAATGCATATGGCTATAAACAAACTCCAGGCGAAGCAGGTCAGAGAAACTTTGATTACAAATAATTAAAGCAAAGGCATTTGACTAGTTTTAGTCATTTCAAGATTTTCTTTTACGATTTCATAGATAGCTTGCCTATCATCAAAACTATAACGATCCATGAGATCGTTAACGCTGACACCTCCACGCATGTACCAGCTGAGTCTAAACATTTCTTCTTTAATTTTTTTAACTTGTGTATCTAGCCTAACTAGATAATCCATTATAGACTCGTTATCTAATCTAATTAGGCTTTCGCGAAAAAACTTGATTCGTCTAAATCTAAGTAAACTGGATTTTTTTCGTGGCAGTTATCGCACTCACCTTCAAATGGCGGTGAACGCATTTCAATTCTATTAGTTTCAAATTGATCTTTAATACGGTCAAAAACATCTTTGTCACAATTTTGCAACCATTCCATGATAAATTCACGTTCAGTTACTACTTTATCAGCGATTTCAACACTGTCAATACTGGTGGCAAATATTTCATTTTGCAAAACACCAAGTTCTTTAAACAAATCTTGGATAATATCTTTTTGTTTTTGCTCATCTTCAAGAGTTGTAGTCTGTGCTAGTCGTCTTTGCAAGTTGTAATTTTTAATATTAAACTCAGTAGCTTGTTTATATGTTAGTGGACGTAGATTAATTGTTAGTTTGTCTAATAATACCTTACCGTTGTAACTAAAAGATTTAAAATGTTCAATAATTTTACTTAGATCTAAAGTATAATCATTACTAGTTTTGCAATGTGGGCAAGTGTGGCTAATGTTTATTTCGTTACCGTAGGTGGCAATACGAATAGCCGCTAGAACAACTTCAAGATCCAGTGTGCTTAACTTCCAAGCATCTTTAATCACTGGACAACAGCTTTGTATAACACGAACTGTGCTTTCGCCTGACATTAAACTGTCTGGAGTTTTAACAACAATTTCGTCCATACCAGTCATGCCAAATACAGGCATGTTTGTTGCATCGCCTTGTAATGTCCCTAGCTCGTTAAAGACTCCTTGGCTAGGAAGACTGATATAAACTTTAGGTTGTCTAAAGTACTGCTGTAAGGGATTTGTGGGCATTTTTTACTCCAGATAAATATACTGTATAGTATTTATATACGCACATTTTCAGGGATTTTTTTTATGGCTGATCCGCAACCAATTACCTATGAGCAAATGCAAAAACTCTTGCAGATGCAAGCTACTCAACTAGCTGGCATTATCAACAAGGGTGGGTCTAAAGACAGCTCTAGCGGAACATATAGTGCTCCTTATTCTGGTAGCTACGATCCTTACATAAGCTCTGGAAATTTATTCAAAGACACAGTTTCTGGAACTATTGGAATATTAGGTAAATTTGGATCAGGAACATTTGACGTTAGCGAAGCACTTAGCACAGTTACTGGCATAATTGGTAAATTTGGAACTGCTGGTGAAGTTGCCGCCCAAGTTGTCGGAATGTTGGGTCAAGGTGCAATCAATGCTAATAACGCATTAAATGAAACATCTAGATACGGCATGACATTTGGCCGTAATATTGCTGGATTTAATGAAGCAATATTAAGTGCTAATTTAACAATTCCAGAATTTGTCAACATTGTACAACAAAGCAGTAGACAGATTGTTGGATTAGGCGGTGGTGCAAGTGCATCAGGCAAGGCATTTTTAAATTTATTAGAAGAATTTAATAACACTAACATTGGTAAGAAATTAAAAGAAGCCGGTATGGCTCCTAAAGAACTTGCTGACGCTATGATACTAAATGCAGGAGTAATGACTCGTGCAAATACAATGGATGCAAATGTTAGGTATCAAGCACAAATAGCTACCGCGGCTTTGGCAGATGAAATGAATAAAGTTGCCGATCTTACAGGCAAGAGTAGAAAACAACAAGAAGCAGAATTACAAGCAGTAGCTAGTCGTGCAGATGTACAGGCAGAAATATTCCAACGTATGACCATAGATCCAAACTTTGGACCTAATTTAATACGAGCAGCCGATGGAATGAGTGTATACGGAGACCGTGCTAAACAAGCTATTACAGAAGCCAGTACGCAACTTGGAATTCATACTCCTGAAATGATCAACTTTATAGCCAGTATGGGTCCAGCTGGTGACGAAATTACCAAGTACGGTGAAGCTATTAAGCGCGGTGTTCCAGCAGAAATAGAAAGACAAAAGAGAGTAACAGAAGAAGCAGTTGCTAGACAAATGAGCACCAAGGACTATACAGATTTAATGTCCTATCAAAACGGATCTATCCTTGGTGTTGGTAAAGACTTTGAGCAATCAGCCAAATATTTGCAAGCCATTAGGGGCGAACAGATAGATTTAGCTAAAAAACAATCTGAAAAAACTGGACAAATAGTAAGTTATCAAGATATTAGCATTGCTCAAGCAAGAGATTCTTTAATAGAACAAGGTAAATTATCTAGAGAAGGTAAGTTAAAAGACGAAAAGACTGGTGAAGTAAGAGAAGATCCTAAGGCAGTACTATCTAAAATCTTAAACGACCTTAATGGTGTGGGCAAAGCAGCCAGCGCAGAAACTGGCAAAATGTTTTCAGCACTTAACGACAAACTAAGTTCAACAGTAACTACTGAATTTCCAAACTTTACAAAAGGTTTGCGAGATATGACCAATCCTGCATATATGGAAAAGGTCATAAAGAAAGATTTTGATGACAGCGTTGAAAAAATACTTAATAAATTGAATATTCCAGTAGCTGAAAAAGTTCCAGGTGCAAGAGAACGTGCCGCAGAATCTCCTCCAAAGAAAGATGTGGGAAGTCCAGGAACTGTTGGAAGTCTAGTTGAAAACTTTGGTCAAGGTACATTAATTGAAACACACGGTAGAGAAGGTGTATTAACCGAACAACAACAGCTTAATCTTGTTCGTGGCAGTATAGATACTGGTGCTAAAGATGCATTTAGCAATGTACAACGTACACTAACTGCTATGATCAGTGCTGTAAAACCTGAAACTAAACCTCAAGATACCGTTAAAATCAATAGCGATGTGCTATCAGAAAAAATTAATAGTATCAAAGTACCAGATTTTACACAACCTCTAAATCAATTTACAGAACAATTTAGCAAAGTAGCACCTCCTGACTTGTCTAAAGTACAAGAACAGTTAGATTCGCAAACATCAAACATTAAGTTTCCTGACTTCGGAGTTTTATTCAATGATTTAACTAGCAGAATGAGTCAAATCAAACTGCCAGACTTTACAGGACCGTTGAATGAACTAAGCAATCAGATTGGAAATTACGAAATACCTAATCCTGTTGAGCCTAATAGTGATGGAGTTAGAGATTTAACCAACAGGATGGAAACTATCTTTAAGAAGTTAGCTGGAGATTTTGACGCTACTATTAAAGGCCCGCAGGCATTAAACGAATACATTGACAGATCTGCAATTAATTCTGAAGAGTTAAATGAAAGACTTACACAGATTAAAGCTCCTGACTTTAGTAATATTCCAATATTCAAAGAAATACTTAACGGATTTACGGCAGACCGTACAGAACGTGAAACTAGAATTGAACCTGTACCTCAACCAAAAGAAACCACTGAACGTAGTCGCTTTATTGAATCAGATGCTAGTCTAAAAGATGTGGTCAACGGTTTAGATCAGTTAAATAAGAGCATAATGCAAATGGTGGGACATACTGAAAAGCTGACCGACTACAGTAGTAAGCAGATTAGAGCTACTCAGAGCTTGTCAAATAACCGCTTTGCCGTTTAAGGATAAACTAGATGACTTGGAAAAAGTATTTTTCTCCGGTACAAACCACTGGACAACTCAGCACAATATCAGGACTTAACTCTGGTAATCGTCCAGGCCCGGCTAGAACTAATTATTCCAGCTATCTTCCTGACGTTTATACAGGTAGTCCAAATCGTATAGAGCGATATGCTCAATATGAAGTCATGGATTCGGATCCAGAAGTCAATGCGGCATTGGATATTCTAGCTGAGTTCTGTACACAAAAATTAAAAGATTCTAAAAGCCCATTTGCTGTTAAATGGCGTAGCAAAGCAACTAATGTAGAAGTTCGTGTGCTAGGTGAATATCTACAGCAATGGTGTAAATTGCAAAAGTTTGATACACGTATTTTTCGTATTGTACGTAACGTATTCAAATATGGAGATGCGTTCTTTATCCGTGACCCAGAGAATCAAAAATGGTCTTGGGTAGATACTGCACAAGTTATCAAGGTCATTGTTAACGAAAGTGAAGGCAAAAAGCCAGAACAGTTTGTTATTAAGAATCTAGCACCCAACTTTGAAAATTTAGTTGCTACACAAATTACTCCAAACATAAATCCACGCAATGCAGGCGGTGGTGTTGTTGTACCTGCTAGCGGATATACTGGATCAAGCGGTGCAAGTCAAGCTGGTGCTGGTGGCGCAAGCACTAGTTCAAGTAATCGTTTTGGATTACAGCAAACAGAGCATGCTATTAATTCAGAGCATGTAGTTCATTTGAGTTTAAGTGAAGGTTTAGATAACAATTATCCATTTGGCAATAGCTTATTAGAAAACATCTTTAAGGTCTACAAACAAAAAGAACTATTAGAAGATGCTATTCTTATCTATCGTATACAACGTGCTCCAGAACGTCGTGTTTTCCATATTGACGTAGGTAATATGCCCAGTCACTTAGCCATGGCATTTGTGGAACGTGTTAAAAACGAAATACATCAACGCCGTATTCCTTCGCAAACAGGCGGAGGACAGAATGTCATAGACTCTGCATACAACCCTCTAAGCATTAACGAAGATTATTTCTTCCCTAAAACAGCAGACGGCAAAGGTTCCGACGTAACAATGCTAGAAGGCGGTAAGAATATTGGCGAAATTGACGACTTAAAGTACTTTACTAACAAGTTATTCCGTGGATTACGTATTCCAAGTAGCTATTTGCCTACAGGACAAGACGATAGTCAAAGTAATTTCAATGATGGTCGTGTAGGTACTGCTTACATTCAAGAGCTACGCTTTAACAAATACTGTGAACGACTACAAAGTTTACTAACAGATGTATTTGATGAAGAGTTTAAAATGTTCATGCACAGCAAAGGCATGAATATCGACCCTGCGTTGTTTGAATTACAATTCAATCCTCCAATGAACTTTGCTAGTTCACGTCAAGCAACCATTGACGCAGAACGTATTAACACATTCAATACCATTGTTGCGGTACCATTTATGAGTAAACGCTTTGCTCTTAAACGATTCCTTGCCCTAACAGACGAAGAAGTAGCAGAAAACGAACGTTTATGGGCAGAAGAAAACGGTAAAGGACAGCCAACTACTACAGATAGTGCTGGAGAATTGCGTAGTGCAGGACTAAGTGCTGCCGGAATTGAAAATGACATGGGTGATGCTAGTGACATGACTGCTCCTGAAGATTTAACTGCTGAAGCAGGAGAAGGAGAAGAAGGCCAACAAAGTCCAGCGGCAATGCCACAGCCAGCAACTCCAGGTACTCCTACATAAATACAATATGATTTTAAGAGAATTGTTTTATATTGATCCTGATACTAGGCACATAGCCAACGATTTGCGCTATGAGCCAAGTCGCGATACGAGTCAATTGCATAGAAGTGATGCACGTAAGACAAGATTAACCTTAAGACAACTTAATGAACTACGCAAAAGTAGTGAAGCACACATACTGGAACAGGAAAGTGAGTTAGAGTTTATTCACGCAATGTACGCAACTCCCGAGCCTGCACCAGCACAATAAATAAAAAACGGCCAAAACAGGCTGTTTTCATGCCTTATCTATACACTTTTTTAACAAAAGTGTAAATATAATACAGCCTTGTAACACAAATCACAGGAGAAATAAACATGACTGACCGCGCTCAATTTGAAGCAATGCTAGAAGCCTTGATCAATGAAGATCATGAGCAAGCAAAAGAAATATTCCACAACATCGTTGTTGGAAAATCACGTGAAATTTATGAAGAATTACTAGCTGAAGATTTCAGCCCAGAAGAAGCCAACCGTGCTGCCGGCGGACACATGCATTCTGAAAGTTCAGAAGAGGAAGAAGAGTCTGTAGAAGAAGACATGGAAGAAGAAGGCGCTGAAGAAGGCGAAGAGGAAGAAGAAGGCGAAGAGGAAGAAGAAGACGGTGAAGATGATGCCGAAGATAATCCTTTTGGCGGTGAAGACGATGGCGAGGAAGACGGTGAAGAAGACGGTGAAGAAGACGACATGGGCGGTGACTCCGATCTAGAAGCCAAAGTATACGATTTAGAAGATGCATTAGAAGATCTAAAAGCAGAATTTGAACAGCTAATGGCTGGCGAAGAAGCAGAAGAACATGATCACCCAGGTATCCATGACATGGGCGGTGCTGATGCAGACATGGGTGGCGACATGGGTCCAGATGATATGGGCGCAATGGGCGAGCCAGACGAATTAGCAACAATGATGGAGTATGTTAACAAAGTTGGTAACGTACAACACGGCGACAATGGACAAAACACCAAGTCAATAATTGATAACATGAAGAACGATATGGGCGGTACAACTGCTAATATTGCTCAGAACTTTAGCACAACAACTGGTGGTACACAAGGTGGATTGGCAGCGCCAACTACTAAGCCTTTAATTGGCAAAGTACAAAACAGTCCAGATGCAAAAGCAGGCAAGACAGCGTTCAAGAAACAAGAACCAGGTCATGGTGCTGAGAAGAAAGGCAAAGGCGAAATGGGCGGCACTGATAAGAAGAGTCTTATCGGCGGACGCATTCGTTAATTAACACAGAGTACATATAATATATGTCACTATACCTCCGAGAGAATCTCAGTTTCAACGAAGCAAAAATGATCGTTGAGTCTGATGACAAAGATGGGAAAAACTTATACATGTCTGGGATTTGCATCCAAGGCGGTATTCGTAACGCTAACCAGCGTGTTTACCCTGTGAATGAGATTGGCAAGGCTGTCAAGACCCTAAACGATCAGATTCAAAACGGTTATTCAGTTCTCGGAGAAGTAGATCATCCAGATGATCTAAAAATTAACCTGGATCGTGTAAGTCACATGATAGTTAATATGTGGATGGACGGTCCTAATGGTTACGGGAAGTTGAAAATACTTCCAACACCAATGGGACAACTTATCAAGACAATGTTGGAAAGCGGAGTCAAGCTAGGTGTTTCAAGTCGCGGATCCGGAAACGTCAAAGATGACGGATCCGGTGAAGTATCAGATTTTGAGATTATCACAGTAGATATGGTAGCTCAACCTAGTGCTCCAGGAGCATATCCCACACCAATTTATGAACACCT